TTTGAGGTCTATTGTGTCGTCACCTGCAAGCCATGCTTGAAGGGCTTTAATGCATTCATGTACTCGCTTATCGGACGTGTGTTTACTGGCGCGAATCACGCTTGGCATGATAGCGGCGATCATTGTTCTACGGTCTTTTACGAACCGTAAACACCATAAAGCATCTGAAACATCACAACCTTTTGCCACGTCACCAATCGAAAACGTACTGGTTTCCGGCATGTTGATGCTTTTGAGATATTTACGCATTGAAGCTATACCGCTTTCACATGCGTCCGCTTCGATCGCTTGTTTTAATGTTATTTTAGTCATAGTTGAGTGTCTCCATTGATGGGGGTTAAATTATCATAACATAGTCAAATAATGTGTCAAGTATTAAATGTGGGGGTCTACGCTGGAAGGGGTTCCGGCGTCTACGCCGAAGGGGTGTGCAATTTTGGGCTGAATCGGTCATTTTTGCAATTTTCGGTTGCAAATCAGATGTTATGTTATAATATTACATTAAATCCAATAAACCCGCTTCTGGTTTTATTTGACTAAATAAATTTGTGCGCATATCCGTCAAAAGGGTTTTAACATTTATATAATGTTGCCAGCGCGCTTTGTCCGATTCATTTGGTTTATTATTTTGCACAAAGTCACATATAACATTCAATTTAGTTAGTGTTTTGTTTTGTTCGTTAGTCATTGCGAGTCCTCTCTATTTGCTCAGTGGTTAAATTTAGGGAATTATATACTTGACTTTCGAATTTAGAAAGCGTATACAATAGTTATAGACGGAGAGATTGGCTCACCGCACAAAACTAAAAGAGAGTTTTAAAATGACAAAATCCATAACATATACAATATGGTCGGCTGGCAGCAACTGCGTTTTTCTGACAGACAATGACTATTTATACCACGAAGATGATTGTGAGGGCGGTGATGACTGCTGTGACCACGTGCCTGTTCGTAACTTGACCGAAAACGAAGCTATCGAATTTGTAGTTAATTGCGGATATGACGATCATTGCGGTGTTGCGACAAATGCGTTGAAAATGCTTAACGCCGATGCAAATTATCTAAGGATTATGCGGGCGGTGCGTCGGCTGTCTAAGAAATTGGGCTGGAAGATTACGCACAATGAAAATACCAGTCTGTACATAAGATTTAATGACATTGTTGTTAGAATTTCTGACCACCACCTAGGTTCAGATTGGACGGGTCGCGCTCAAACGGGTGGGGCGGATGTTGATTTTGTTTGGGAAGGTCAAGACCTATCAGCCGTAATTAATATTATTGGTGAAGATTTGGAGGGTTATATATAATGAGCACATTTCAAACTGCATGTTTCATCTGTGGCCTCACAAAAACTGGGGCTGCAGAGTTTTTCGGAGTTAACCCGGACACAGTAAAGCGATGGTTCCAAAATAAACAAGAAGCACCACAAGGCGTGTGGGAGATGTTAGCAGATAGGTTCGTCCAAATCGAAGATGCAGCGGAATACGCAGAGCATATAATGGATTTGGACGGCATTCGCCACGCCGCGTGGAGTAATCTTGAGGCCACATTTGACCAGTACGACCCATTACCCAAAGGTGCCGCAGAAATTGCCGGCGCAATGGCTTTGTTGCGGGTGATTTGTGATGAGTAAATCTACTATATCAACATTTGAACTTTTCGAGATGTTTCCTGACCAAGAAACTGCACGGTTATACATGGAAGATCGCCGCTGGCCGGACGGGGTGGTCTGTCCGCATTGTGGAGAAAAAGAACGGATATATTCCCGAGGCGAGGGGTATTATAAATGCAATGCAGATTTAAAAGTATTTACCGTTAGAACAAATACAGTTTTTGAGAGAAGTAAGGTTGGATTGCATAAATGGCTCTATGCAATGTATCTTTTTGTCACTGCCCGAAAGGGGATAAGCAGTGTTCAGTTATCAAAACAATTAGGTGTCACACAAAAAACCGCGTGGTTTATGTTGCAAAGATTGCGTGAGGCATGTGGTGATGATCCACACCAGTTGTCCGGAATTGTAGAAATTGATGAAGTTTACATTGGCGGCAAAGAGGGAGCAAAACACAAAGTAAAAAACAAAAAAGAGGTCGCGGAACGATCGGAAAAACACCCGTCATTGCCGCTCGCCAACGCGGGGGTCGAGTAAAAGCAGAGGTAATTCAACCTGTCACCGGCCGAAACGCTTTAGGTTTTGCTTTGAAACACATCAAACCCAACACAACCATTTTTACAGACGAAAGCCCTATTTACAATCCGATTGGAGGGTTGTTTTACACGCATGAGAGCATCAATCATAGTGCAGGTGAATATGTTCGCGACAATGTTACAACAAATGGTATTGAAAGCGTTTTCGCCGTTATGAAGCGTGGGCTTCACGGGGTTTACCACCACGCCAGCCCAAAACACTTGGGCAGATATATAAACGAATTTACTTTTAGGTTGAATGAGGGTGACGTTAAAAGACACACACTCGCACGAATGGACTCATTGTTGCAAATGAGCGATGGAAAACGAATAACTTACAAAAGGCTCACATCATGACAAAAAAAATAATAGCGGTTTTGGATAAGGTCTCGAAAACTGTGTTTAACTACAACCCAAAGGGTGCCCGTAAACCGCGCTTGGAAAAGGAAAAACCCAAGAAACGGAAGTCAAGTATATAATTCCCAAAAACCCGCTTGTAAACAGGCGATTCTTTATAGTGATTCAAAACCTGGAATCCCGTTAAAGATTGCAAGGTTTTATCAGTTGTTTTTATATTGAATAACGTCATTCTATACCCTCTTGAATCTCTCGTGAATTTCTTGTGTCATATGGCGTTCAATCATAAATTCCAGATCGCCGTTGACTAATTGCTCAGGATAGCAAGCCGTGTTAAAATAGGCGTATTCATTGCCCGCTTGCCAGGTTTTACTTAAGGACGATTCCCGCTCTGTTTTACCACCTAAGCCTATAATTTTATATAGCCTATGCCATTGCGCGCAAAAATGATATCGCGTCCCGTCAAACTCGACAAAAGTCACGGCAACGCCGACGGTTTTGCTTGCCAGCTTTGCGGCATTGCGTCCTATTTGTTTGTTATATGTCATTAGATTGCGCCCTGGTAGTCTGAGTCGCTTGTTGGATTCGTTGTGTTGTCTATTATATCCTGAGCAATGCTTGCTGCGTATTGATTCAGTTGATAGTCGTTTTTAACAGTAGTCATTTTATAATCCTTTTTAATTTACTGTAAACATGGGACGTTAATGCGCTTAGTATTGCGGCAATTAACCATATTACTATAATTATATTACGTCCTTTATCCATGCCATAATATTACATAAATATAGAATAGGTGCAAGCGTTTATTATGTAAATATGTGAGGAATTATGTAATAGGCGACGGGTTTATGTAATTTATGTAATATTATGTAATTATAGCAATTTGAATTAAGGCACATTCTAGTGGGTTTTAATTATAGTAAATTATAGTAAATTGTCGGTTTATTACATAATATTATGTAATATTATGTAATTAAAAAGTGTAATGATTTCAATGGTGTTTTTCTTACTTTTCTCAATAAGTTAGTTTCATAATCGAATAGCCAGCAGATTCTATATAGTATGTTATATGTCGTTATAAGGATTATAGTAAACGCTCAGACTAGCAGTTCAGATTCGAGAGTGTTTTAATTACATAATTTAACGCCTAATTACATAAATTATGATAGTCCATAAACATTATAAGAATTACATAAATTATACGCTTGACAATATACCTATTTTATGGAATATTATGGTTATAGAAACAAAAGGGTTATAAAATGACAATTACAGAATTTAATAAATTAGTAAAATATCACCATAAAATGATAGGTGGATCATATTTTAAAGTACGTAACGAATTAGCCAAGCTTCATACTGTTAAACCAAAACAAGGTTATTTTAAAGGCTTTAACAGTAATGACGGATTAGCTACATACGGCAACGTATCTATATAATTACATAATCCCATAAATTACATAAATTAACTCAAGCACTCGCAAGGGTGTTTTTTTTATGTCTATAACTATAAAATGTTATGTTATAACATAGGGGTATTCTACGACGGGGGTAGATGTTACATTATAACAATTCATAATTACATAATGTTATAACATAACATCCCCCCACACCCCTAGGTTGTGGCCGAATGGGTCAATTCCGAGCAATTCCAAATTTCAGCAAAACCGTTTTATGTGTAAAAAATATATAATTATGTAATTTCAGCAAAAACGCGGCATCACATAAGGGGAAAGCCAATGTGATGCACATAGGTCTGGCATGGTCAAGAGAACCGCCATGTTGACCCGTAACCAAAAAGACCGCGATAAACCCTACAGCAATAGGACTACGCGGCCTTTGGTTCGGTAGATAAGCCCGACCTACCATTTGGTTTGCCAGTATGCTATCCACGTCACTTCAATTGGATTCTTGCATATAGAAGCGACCGAATCAAGGTGTAATTTTATTGCGAGGTGCAAATGCTTAAACGCTACTGCTTTCCTGTGCGCTCATACTACAGGTTTAGATTTGGAAAAATCTAACATGTATGTGCTCACATCCGATTTATATGTAATTGACATCACCAACCTCATGTAATATGTGTACAGAGGTGTCGTACCCATATCATGCGATACGCTCTTGGGTCGCAATTCGGAACCCCTTAATTCTGGTGGTTGCGACCCATTTATACAGTACGACAGATGTGGGTCATTCCCCTCATAATCACTCCCATAAAAATATATATTTATTTTTTCACGGTTCGACACCTACTGCTGCGCCTGAGTGGTCACTAACACCCACCTGATGTAACGACCGATATAAATCGCTTTACAATCAATGACCCGTCCCGTTATATCATTTAATATATGACCAATTCATTGACACATACGGAAGCATCACCCGCACCGACCACCCTCAACGGAGCGACCACCCCGTCCAACACTCTCGCGCTGCTGAGTGCCTATAAACAACTCACCCCGTCCAACACTCTCGCGCTGCTGAGTGCCTATAAACAACTCACCCCGTCCGAGAGGTCGTTTGTGGACGGGTATGTGACGCATCTTGAGCGTGATGCTCATAAGCGCAATGACCGGATTTCCAATGCATTGTATCGACCCATCTCCCGCTCTGTCATGGAACAGTCGAGAGGGCTTCTTGAGCGTCCGATGGTGAAGGCTGCTATAACCGAGCGAGTCAATGAGTTGGCGGCGAATGCTGAGTTGTCGGTACAGAGGGTTATTAAGGAGTTGACGACCATAGCGTTTTCTAATTTGTCGGACTACTTTAAGATTAATGAATGGGGTATTCCTGAGTATGATTTTACAGCGTGTACGCCGGAGCAACTGGCGGCTCTTAAGTCGTGGGAGCATATAGAGGATGTAAAAAAGGGTCGGCGGGTTAAGATTGTGACGCATGATAAATTGAAGGCGATTGAGATGTTGGCTAAATATATGGGTATCGTAGAGCCTGAGAATCTACATTTTGATCAATCACAGCGCCGTCCAACCGCTATAACAGATAAATCAAGCGTAGCGGACGCAGCCGATGCGTATGCTGCTTTACTTGGATAGGAGCACGACATGGCACGACCAGTAGGGTTTGAGGGTGCAAATAAAATATTACAAGCGCCACCAGGAGACGACAATTGCAGGGATTTGGAGTGTTTTAGCGATGGTGAATCGACTGTATCGTGTTGGCGTCTGTCCAAGGATGAAATGGCGGAGATTGCTCGGACCGGAGTCGTCTGGTTTATGGCGGTCGGTCAAACCCATCCACCTATTCATTTGAGCGGTACAGCACTGGTTAAATTTGACGGTCGAGCGTCTCGCGCGGAGCCGGAGTTACCATTTGTTAAATCCCTTGACGCGGCGAGCACCACCAAGTAGCGTCTGCATAAATCAGATGATAGGGATGTAATATGTTCGATGCTCAGACAATTGGTGCGGCAGCACTTGTAGCGATTGCGGCGATGGGAATGGTTATTCCTGAAATACCACATGAATTGGTTGTTATAGCTGCTGCAACGGTTGGATCTATTCAAGCGGCATCTGCACGGTTTAGAAATGGCTCGCTCAAAGGATGGGGTCACATGGCTTGGGCTTTTATTGCGGGGTTCACTGCTGGTTATTTGATAGGCAGGGCTGTCGCGGACATCATGGGGTTGACCAGTGACATGTCCGAATTGCTCCCCGTTTACATATTCTCTCTAATGGGTGGGCGCTTGGTTCTTTATTTCATAACGGGTTTCAACATTGAAGCACTCGGAGATTGGATCGTATCAGTAATCACAAGGAAAAAACAATGAACCCTGATCATATTAAAGGCACTATGGTAGTACAAGAATCTACGCTGGTACTGCTTGCTAGACAACAATGCAAACTCGTAATTGACGGTATTAAATTGGCGTCTACGATGGGTGCAAGCGATTATCAGATTGTACGTGACATGGCTCCCATGTTAAAAACCATCGGGAATCTCGGTGATGCGGCTGAGAACATGATTAAATCGCATGACGCGGCTGCTCGACTTGAAAATGCGCTTAAGAACAAAGCCCTCTCCCCGTCTGGCGACGATGATGACGGTATCGGTCGAGACAAAGACTAATTGCCACTTTTAGATGATATATTGATGTTGGTTGCTGGTGGGTTCGTTCTCATTTGGCGACGAGACAGGTCTCATGCTTTATTGTGGTTCGCTCTAATCGCTTACTGGATGGTCGGCGGAATTATACAGGACATCACGTTCAACAACTCCATTCCCTACCCTAACATGTTCATGGCTCTCTTGGTCGGTTTTGTAGCCGTCCGGTTTGCGGCTAAAACCAGAACGATGTGGCCTTTGTGGATTTCTATATTTATGGTGTTGTCTACGTGCAATGATTTGTGGTATGCAACTTATACGGAAGTAAGCATTGTGTCGAAAAGTGTGAGGTCAATATATCAAAACACGACTTACGGACTATTTTTTCTAAGTTTGGCGGCTCTCTGTCATCCTCTCATAAGGAAGCGTCATGTTGGAAATAGCTGGGTTTATTCTTAAGGAACATGGTCAATCAATCGTAAAACTGGTTTGGTTATGTCTTGCCGTTCAGAGTATCATCAAACTAACCAAAATGATCGTCCGGTGTGTTCGAGCAAGATATGAGAGTTGGCTCAACGGCATAGATCACTAATCCTCGTCCGACCCGTCTAGTGGAATTGGACCGTTGTGAACAGCCCATGCAAGTGCCTGTTTTATAGTGAAATCAATTAACTCTATTTTATGAAGGTCAGTGGAAATAAAACACTGCATCCCCGCATTTTCTGGTGGTGGACAATTCCATTTAACTTTTTCATACGCTCCATCTGCGTGAAATCTATGTTTGTATTTATCGGTCACATCGGTCTCCATTGTATTTTCTTAGTTACGAGCGATAGATGCTCCTTTTGCCGGACGCCACAAATTCTACATCTGCGTATTTTCCGGTCATCACTATACACCCATTTGTGCTTACAATATCTGGCGAAGGTCATGAGTTCATCCACCCTATGTATTTAATAACCAACACCCCAAAACAAACAGGTGTAATTAATAGCAATGTGATAAAATATATCATTTCACTTCCTCTCAATTAATCCACATGCACTATCAAATTGTGATGCTACGCGGATAGTTTCTAATTCTCTTTTACTCAATTCAGGTTCTTGGTGTGAATACCAACCTGCAAACCCACCCAATGTAAAAAACGCCACAGCTATCGCACCATATTTAGCCGTCCGTATTGCTCTCCATTGTTGGCGGTTCATTTTAATTCCTTTGTAAGTTATGTGATCGGTGGTCTTACTTGATTTAAGGTCGTATAGTGGGATAATGGGTGTAACTGGAATCCACCTTAATTTATCTGACATAATATTTGACTTTCATTTGATTTCATCCATTATCTAGCATATGTCAAATAATGTGTCAAATAATTATTAAATGTTTTTTCAGCAACAAGCAGATTTGTTCGGTTGGCAAGAACGCCTGAAAGCGTTTGGTGCTGTAACCCCTTGGAAACCTCACGCTTTGAACCATTCCGATTGGCCACCTGATTATAAAGGTGTCTACACATGGCGTATTCAGACATTGCAGAAGTTACGCCAAGACCCTGTGATGATGGGGTCGGCTCACACATATTATAAAACCCGTCCAGCCGAGTTCATTATGCATTGGATGGACACTTATAACCCGCGTAAAGCCGATAACAAGTGGATGCCGTTCGTATTTTTCACACGACAGTTAGAATTTATCGACTTCCTGCATGAATTGCGTGAGCACGGCGAAAGTGGTCTGATTGAGAAATGTCGTGATGCTGGTGCGACATGGCTCGCATGTGGGTATTCCATATGGTCATGGTTGTTCATTGATGACGATGCAATTGGTTGGGGTTCGCGAAAGCAAGAGTTGGTGGACAAGATTGGCGATACGTCCAGTATCTTTGAGAAAATGCGTAAGATCATAGAACGTTTACCTGATATATGGATGCCGGACAATTTCAGCGCTCGCAAACATGCAACGTTTATGAAGTTCATCAATCCTGAAAACGGTTCGTCCATTACAGGTGAAACAGGCGATGCGATTGGACGTGGTGGTCGTACTGCTTTGTATTTTAAAGATGAAGCGGCGCATTATGAACGACCGGAATTGATTGAAGCGGCGCTCGGTGACAACACCAATTGCCAGGTTGATATTTCATCAGTTAACGGATTGGGTAATGTGTTCCACCGTAAGCGTGAAGCTGGGATTGAATGGTCTCCGGACAGCGAACCGATTGAATCGGGTTTTACGAGGGTGTTCATAATTGATTGGTCGCACCATCCTGAGAAAAACCAAGAATGGTATGACAAACGGAAAGCCAAATCAGAGCGCGAAGGGATGCAACACATCTTCGCGCAAGAGGTTGAGCGTAATTACAGTGCATCGGTTCAGAACACGTTGATTAAATATGAATGGATTCAAGCGGCTGTTGATGCTCATTTGAAGATTCCATATCTACGCTGTCACCCATCCGAGATACCTAATAATTGGGGTGCTGGTCTTGATTTGGCAGACGAAGGTATTGACCGGAACGCTCTGACTCTACGCCAGTGGATTATATGGCGCAGTGTAGAGGAATGGGGGTCGCGTGATGTTGGTGTCACCACTCGCCGCGCAATAGATACCTGTCGTCATATCAGAGACCTTAAAATCCAATATGATGTTGTCAGCATCGGCGCGACTGTGAAAGCCGAGTTCAATCGTTTGGTTGATGATTCCGAGGTCGAGTTGAACGGTATTCGCATGATACCTTGGAATGCGGGTGGTAAGGTCATCAATCCGTTCGCGCGTATCGTTGAAGATGATGATGAAAGTCTGCTTAACAAAGATATGTTCGGCAACATGAAAGCCCAAGCATGGTGGAGCGTCCGAACCCGTTTCTATAAGACACACAAGGCGGTTACAGAGGGTATTGTTTATAAGCCAGAGGAACTCATATCACTTGACGGTACAATGCCGCTCCTGATGCAGCTTATGAAGGAACTGGCACAACCAACGCGCGGAAGTTCAACGGGCTTGCGTACAATCATTGAAAAGAAACCGGATGGAACGAAATCACCAGATTTGGCAGATAGCGGTATTATGGCATTCTTCCCAATGCCAGAAGATTCCGGTCAAGCGTACACAGGTAGATATTAATAATTGACACATTATTTGACATGGTATAGTTATGGGTTTCATGTATATTGTGAGTGAGTGAGAATAAATGTTATGAATGAAACATCCTTAGAAATTGAAGGTTCACCAGAACAACTGTTAAAGGTTCTGAAAGCGTTTGATAAAACACCTGAACCAAGGTTTATCATTTCTGTATCGGGTGGAAATGGAAGTGCTGTTTCAGCACTGTTAGCTATGGAACACGGCTTAAATTACGTCCCAATTTTTGCTGATACGTTGATTGAAGATTGGGATTTATACCGTTTCAACAACGACCTTCAAAACATACTAGGTAAAGAAATAATTAAGGTGTGTGATGGTCGGACACCTTGGGAAGTTTTTGATGATGTAAAATATATCGGAAACACTAGAACAGCACATTGTAGCGAACAACTTAAAACCAGTCAAATTGCGAAGTGGTTGGAGGAAAACGGTACAGAAAATGATGTTATGATTTTAGGTATGGATTTTTCCGAGTTGGACAGACTTGAACGAGCACAAAAAAGATGGTCGATTCCTGTGAGATCGTTCATAAATGATTATAAGTTCTGGCGACCGAAATGGGCGGAACTGTTTGCTAAATATGACCTGAAACAAGCAAGGCTCTATGACATGGGGTTTACGCATAACAATTGCGGTGGATTTTGTGTGAAAGCAGGTCAAGGACAATTCAAACTATTATTGGAAAAGATTCCTGAAACTTACGCTCGACATGAGGAGCGGATGGAACGTACAATATTGAAAAATCCGAAAGCCCGACCGTTTTTACGAAAAACTATAAATGGTGAATTAAAATATTTAACTTTAAAACAGTTTAGAATAGGTGTTGAATCTGGTTGGGAAATTGACCCTTTTGATATGGGTGGTTGCGGTTGTTTTACAGATTGACATATAACGTGACAAGGTGTTTAATGGCAATCTCATTTGAAACATAAAGGAATATTATGAAACATCCTAGAAAAGGGGTTGCTGGTAAAAGAACCGGTGGAACAGCACGTAAAGCTATAAGAGCAAAATTGAAATGCGGTGCTACAATTAAATCAATTGCTACCGCAGCACATCGAAGCCCTTCAACAATTAGCGGTATCAAAAGTGGTGCAATTAAAAACCCACCAAGAAACCTTGCAGGAAATGTTAGACGAGCGTCTTGTAAAAAGAAAAAACGATAAATAACCACAACCAAATTATAGCGTAGTATATCAGTGGTCAGATTGCGTGACTCATTTAGTTGCGATGGCGTTGGTTCGAATCCAACCTACGCTGACAAACATCGGAGACGAATATGAACAATAAACAGAAATTTGATATTGCATTGGCTGCTGCTGGTATTCCTAAACCGACTAAGTTCAGTGAAACCAAGAAGCATGTGAAAGCATCTTGGAACGGCGACCAGACTATGAATGCGAGCGTCATCATAGACGTGCTTCGTATGAATGACATCAATTATCCCGACCCATCTCCCAACACCAATGACACGTATTTCAAAGTGGAACGTGCCACAGATACGACCGTCCGAACCGTTTTAGTGATGGACCGTTTGAACCGTAAAGGTTACGATGCTATTCTCGACACTGCAACTGATGAAGATGGTGATGGTGTTTCAGAGTTGGAACCTGCAACTGATGAAGCAGAAGAAATTGCAGAAACCGAACGTAAAAAAGAAGCAGATGCGAGTTAACCGACCAACTTATTATTGTGAACTGGTCAGTAGACATCGAGATTTTGAAACGGGTAGATTTGTAAAAGAAATTATCCCGATGGAATTGGAGAATGACGGAATGTTAGTTGTTGTAGACCGTTTCAAACAAGTCGGTTGGGACCCTATATTAAAAACTCCGACAACGACAATCTCTCGCATATCTGTTGATGGTGAGTTTATCTGTCACGGTCTTGAAGATGCAGGTCGCGAAGTAAAAATCAAACATAAGACACGTATATGGGTTGGTGAATATGAAATAGGTTTACACCCTAAATCTCGTTTCATGGCTTCGATGCTGCGAGCATTTGGCAACGAACACGCCAAGGGAATGCTCCATATTTTAGACGTTAAAGGTTTCACTTGGATATTAATTCACCCTGGAAACACCCACAACGACACATCAGGTTGCTTACTCCCTGGTCATTGGAGCGGCGGCGAAACAGTCTCCCCGTCCCGACCGAATTATTGGAAACTCTATAAATTGATAATAGCTGCAATTAATCGCGGTGAAAAAGTCACAATTAGATTCGAGGATAATGATGTTTAAATTTGCAGGTGCTTTGATGAAGGGTCTTTCCGGACCACAAGCTTTAGCTGCTAAAGGTATTGGTGGATTGCTCATTATGGTCGCTTTGCTTGGTGTAATAAAATATCATGCAGTATCAAACTTCAATAAAGGGGTCGCATCCAAAGCTGTTTATATCAACACGCTTGAAACCGACCTTGGTCTTGCTTTATCAGATGCTAAGGAAAAGAAAGCTTTACTTGAATCGTGTCAGACGGATCGAGATACGGCTAAAGGTCAAGTTGCGGCACACATGAAACAAAATGCAGATGCCGCTAAACTGGCATCTGAAACATTACTAAAAACACAAGAAAACAATGCAACTGCGCTTGCATCGGCTAATCGAAACAGTGCAGCAGATAAGGCGTTCTACGCTGGTCTTGAGGAACGATTAAAGGGATTGACAAATGTATGCGATGAAAATGGTAACTCTGTTGTGCGCGGTGGCGCTGACCTCTTGCGGGACGTTAGGAATAGGCGGAAAAGATAAGCCTGATGTTGAAGTCACAGATACAAAGATAATCACAAAGATTGAGACACTTGCTGGTGAAGTCGTGAACGTTGTCATTACTCCGCCGGACAGCAAGGTTACAGAAGATTGCGGTACGCTCACAGGTGAATATATTCCTGACGGCCCTGACATCGACGGAATTGATGCCGTCCGAACAGCCGCCGCTTGGGGAAAGACAGCTAATGCTTGCAGGGATAAGAACCTGTTACTCAAGGGTTGGATTGGTGGAGTTGTTTCAGCATCGGGGTATAAAAAACCGTAAAGACGCTAATTGACATTTTTAATGGAGCGTTTAATAGTCACATTATGTTAAATATATCAAAACTTCCTCGCGTATTTGAAAACCACCCGTCAATTGCTGATGGTGATGTTATGCTCAAGCGAGCAAAAGACATTGCTTCTATGGTTGAGTATTGGGATCTCACTGACACATTGATCGACGGAACTGCTGCTATCCGTGAAGCTGGTGAGAAATATCTCCCCAGGTTCCCTGATGAAGACCAAAAGGGCTATGACTTCCGCAAACAGTTAACCAAGTTCACGAATGTTTATCGTGACATTATCGAATCACTTTCTGCAAAACCATTCGAGAAACAGATTTCTTTAATCGACAATGATAAAAACCCTACACCTCAGCATATTGCAGATTTTGTCAAAGACGTTGATGGTGCTGGTAACAATCTTACAGCGTTTGGTTCTCAATCGTTTTTTAATGGTATCAACTCTGCGATTGATTGGATATTCATTGATTATCCAACAGATGAAAACCCTGACCAAGTGAAGACTGTTGCTGATGTCAAGGCAAAAGGTATTCGTCCGTGGTGGTCTCATGTGCTCGGTCGCAATGTTTTAGAAGCCAAAAGTGAAGTTATCGACGGTACTGAAACACTAACCTATATTCGTATATTAGAACCTGGTGCGCCTGACCATATCCGTATTTTTGGTCGCTCTGATGATGGTGGTGTTTTTTGGGAACTGTGGCAAAAGATGAAAAAGCCAGTTCTTGAAAATAAGACCAGCTTTAAAAAAATAGATGGTGGCGATCTTACAATATCAGTCATTCCACTGGTTCCGTTTATGGTCGGACGCCGCGATGGTCGGACGTTTAAGATTTATCCGGCTATGCGTGATGCTGCTGATTTGCAGATCGAATTATACTTAGAAGAAAGCGGTTTAAAATACGCTAAAAATCTAACCGCATATCCAATGCTCTCAGGTAATGGTGTCAACCCGCCGAAAGAAGCAAACGGTAAGACACCTAAGAAATTAGCGATTGGTCCAGGTACAGTATTATATACAGGCCAAAATATAGCTGGTGGCCCTTCTGGTCGGTGGGAGTTTATTGAACCTTCTGCTGAATCACTCAAGTTCCTAGCGTCAGACATTGAACAAACCAAACAGCAATTGCGTGAACTTGGTCGCCAACCGTTAACGGCTCAGTCAGATAATTTAACAGTTGTGACAACACAAGTAGCCGCTAATAAGGCTCGCTCTGCTGTGGCGTCATGGGCTTTGACCCTAAAAGATGCTCTTGAACACGCTCTGCGAATCACTTGTATGTGGTTGGGTGAAGATGCAGGTTATGAACCTGTTGTGGAAGTTTATAAAGATTTTGACACATTCATTGAAGGTGCAGACCTTGAATCGTTGATTAAGATGCGCGAGAACAGAGAAATCAGTCAAGCAACGTTCTGGCATGAAATGAAACGTCGAAACGTATTGTCAGATGAATTTGACCCTGCTATTGAAGTAGAACGATTAATGAAAGAACTACCTGGTGACACAGATGTCAATGATGACGACCCCGCACCAGAATAACCAAAGGAAACGACCATGAACTTAAGAAAACTCCTACTGATGTCCTCTGTCGCAATGATTGCGCTCCCTGTTGTATTCGACCCTAACAAGGGTTGGAAGAAAGATGACGATGGAAATTTGGCTCTCGTAGACGGAAATCCTGTTTACATTGACGGTCAAGGTGCTGAACTCACTGTGAACGAAACAACCATTAGCACTTTGAACGGTGAATCGAAAAACCATCGCGAAGCTAAAGAGAAAGCCGAAGCGCGTGTTAAAGAGTTTGACGGCATTGATCCGGCTAAAGCGCGTGAAGCGTTAAAGACTGTTGCAAATTTAGATGCTGGTGACCTTGTGAAATCAGCCGATGTTGAGAAACTTCGTACCGAAATTACACAAGAAGTGACCGCTACGTTTACGGAACAAATGACAACAGCCAATGAAACGAATAAATCTCTTACTTCTACAAATGACAGTTTGAAGCTGGATATTGCTTTTAGTGGTTCACAGTTTGTTAAAGACCGTATTGCGATACCGCAAGACATGTTCCGTAAAACCTTCGGCGATAACTTCAAGACCGAAGACGGAAATATTGTCGCATATGATTCGAGCGGTAATAAGATTTACAGTCAGAAAAACATGGGTCAACTCGCTGGTTTCGATGAAGCTGTTGAAATCATTGTTGGCAACTACCCGTCCAAAGACCAAATTCTCAAAGATGCTGCACATTCAGGTTCCGGCAACGGCGGTCAAGGCGGTCAACGTGGTGGTGGTGTTCATATAAGTCGTTCTGATTTTGATAAATTAGGGCCAGTGCAACAAGCTGAAATTGCTATGAAAGGTGAAATAACAATCACCGACTAATGTGTCTGATTCGTCAGTACATCTCTTAACCCATCATGTTCGGTCGTTCGTGGTGGGTTTTTTGCATTTACAATTACATAAAATATAGACTTGACGTGACCCATAATTATCGGTTATCTCTTGTTTGTCGCTTTAATTACCATTAGCGGTGCTAAGGTTGGATGACCTATCCCTTATTTCAATTTAGCAAAAGGTCATCAAAATGTCCCAACTCAATCAAAAACTAATGGCAATGTTGGCTCTGAGCGCTGCACCAGCGATCATTCACAACTCTGTCTACGCAAATACTCTTACACGTCTGATTCCTGATTTATATGCAGGTCTTGATGTAATCTCCCGCGAACTCGTAGGGTTCATCCCGTCCGTGGCTCGCGATTCAACTGCTGAACGTGCATCGGTTGGTGAATCAATCGTATGGCCTGTTGTACCAGCAGCCGCCGCCTTTAACATTACTCCAGCAATGGCAATCCCCGAACCAGCAGATCAAACTATCGGAAATGGTACAATGACAATCACCAAATCAAGAGGTGTTGCTTTTGGTTGGACAGGTGAGGAACAAAAAGGTCTAAACAACGGGCCTGGTTATCTCTCTATTCAGGCTGATAATTTTGCACAAGGTCTACGAACCTTAACAAATGAAATTGAACTTGATGTTGCTGTGGAAATTACTGCAAATGCATGTCGTGCTACTGGTACTGCTGGCACTACGCCGTATGCTTCTACCGTTGGTGACGCCGCTCAATTGCGTAAAATCCTTGATGATAATGGCGCGGCTCCGTCCGATCGCTCACAAGTCATCAATACAACAGCAGGTGCAGCCCTTCGCACATTAGGACAGTTAACCAAAGCTAATGAAGCTGGTACGAACATGACGCTTCGCCAAGGTGAGATACTTAATCTTGCAGGTTTCTCAATTAAAGAAAGTGGTCAATCTGTCACGCATACAAAAGGTACAGGTTCATCTGCTACGACTGATAATGCTGGTTATGCTGTCGGTGCTACCGTCATCACACTGGCTTCTGCTGGTACTGGTACTGTCTTAGCAGGTGATGCAGTGACTTTTGCCGGAGACACAAACAAATATATGATCGCTTCTGGTGATTCCGATGTTTCAAACGGTGGTACAATCACACTCGCTGAACCTGGTCTTCGTGTGGCAATTGCCACATCCACCACAGCGATTACAATTGGTGCGACTTATGAAGCTAATGTTGGTTTTGTTCGTAGCGCCATGCAACTTGCAATGCGAGCACCAGCCCTTCCGGTTGAAGGTGATGCAGCAATTGACCGTATGATGCTTACAGACCCACGTTCGGGTATGGCTTTTGAAATTGCTCTTTATGCAGGGTATCGTAAAATCCGAGCAGAAGTTTCCGCAGCTTGGGGTGTCAAAGCCGTTAAACCGGAACATATTGCTGTGTTGCTTGGTTAAGTTAAATAGTATATAAAGTATAGAGGGAGCGGAAAACCCGCTCCCTCTTTATAACAAACAAAGGAAATGCCATGCCCCAAACGACCCCCACCGTCACAATTAAAACCGAGAACGGTCCCGTAGTCATTAATCTAACTGATTATAAACCAGATGAACATGAGTTGGTTGAGCAAGTTACCGAAGCCATATCTGCCGCTAAATCCGAACCAACCCCACTTTCAAAAATGAAGAAACCTGAACTGGTTGCACACGCTAAAAGTGTTGGTGTTTCATCAAAAGGTACGGTTGATGAAATTCAAGCACGTATTCTGGCACTTGACCCACCACAGCCATTGGTCGCCAAACGTGATGACAAATTCTTTGTTGTTGATAAAGACGATGTTGCAATCGTTTCCGATACTATAAATGCAGACGGTTATGCAACCGAAGAAGAAGCAAATGGTGCTATCGCATTATTGGTACTTCAAGGCTAGTATTACCGCAAAAGATATTGTAAAAGCCGTTATGGATAACCTGTGACGGCTTTTTTATTGGAGAAACAACCATGACCGAAACATACGGAACAATAGCCGCATTCAAAACATATCATACTGAACGCGGTAACGCGACGAGTATTTCAGGCATTGCAGATGATGACATTACAAGGTCACTTCTGGTAGCGTCCGAATGGGTTGATAATGTTTATCGCAATATGTGGTCTGGTGAGAAAGTTGGTCAACGCGATCAAATAAGAGATTGGCCGAGGTCAAGTGCTTATGATGTGAACAATGATATAATTGATTACACAACGGTTCCTGCCGAAGTGGAACGTGCCACATATGAAGCAGCACTTCGCCAAGCTACGACAGCAGGTTCTTTAACGTTGGATTGGACGCCTAATAAATATAATAGAGTTTCGGTTGACGGTGCTGTTTCTGTTGAATACAGGACGTTTGCGGAAGCATCTGATACACAAACCAGATTTAATATCATCGACCACATCTTATCGGTGCTGTTATCCGGTACAAGCAACCTGTCCTCACTGAGCGGTCGTGTTGCGCGAGTTTAAGGCGTTCTCTCGTCAAACGATATGACTTGAGCGCAGTGGTCAATTACAAGTGTGAATGAAGGTTTCTGACCGTGCATAAATACAATTCTCATTTTTCTCTCACAATTCTAACGTCTGCGTTATCGGGATCTGTTTCAGGGTCTACGTCAACTGCATAGAATGATTTAGGGTGGTAGTCTCTGTTGGCGTTACTAATTGTGGTGCGAAGTTGTCTTGCTTTACGACCTTTAACACCGAAAGACATTTTAGGTTTTATCAATGCGCTAAAATCATACACCAGTTTCGGACCGCGCTTTTTTTTAGCGGGTGAAACTTTACTTGTCACTGGTGTTGTTTTTGGGCTATTCATTGTTCCATCATTTTTATATTGCTAAATGTATAACATATGTCTAACAATGTGTCAAATAGGAGTCAAGAATAAAATGGTAGGATTTTACGACGAAATAAAAGATGTAGTGGTTGATGTAATGACCGAGTTCAATCAGGGTGTTATCAAATATGTAGCATTAACTGCTGCTGGTGGACCTGTTGACAATCCTGGTGAACCTACGGAAGTTGAAACTACGCTCGTTGGAGCAACAGCACGAACGGTCAGTTTTAAATATGTTGACGGTACTGTAATCTTCACAACTGACATTCAGGTAAACCATGCCGTCCAAAGCGGTGTGACTCCTGCTATTGGTGATTTCGTTCTCATTGACGGAGTACGGTATAAAATCATCGAACCTATGAACATTCCGGCAGCAGGTACAACTGTTGCTCACATATTAATTGTAAGGCGATAAGATATGAAACATTTAATGCTTGATTTGGAAACTTGGGGTCAACGACCTGGTTGTGTCGTGCGCTCTGTCGGTGCAGTTGTGTTCGACCCACACAGTCTTGATATTGGTGCTGGATATTATGCAAACATGCTTAGACCGATTTCAACAGCGTTCCATGAAGATGATAGCACTAAAAAATGGTGGAGCAAGCAAGGTGATGAAGCAAAAGCATTGCTCGAAGATAAACAATTCGACCCGATGGTAACTCTCGAATCATTTAACGCCTTTTGCATTAAACATGGTATTAAATACGTGTGGTCGCATGGTGCTGGATTTGATGTTCCGATTTGGCAGTTTTACTTAGACCATTATAAATTAGAAGCACCTTGGAAGTTTTGGGATATTCGTGATACTCGTACAATCTATGACATCGCAGGTGTTCGGTCTGAGTTTGAAAAAAGCATGGTGAAACATTATGCTTTTGACGATGCTCTGGCACAAGCCCGCGCCGTCCAAAAGGCATATCGTAAAATTACTGTTAAATAAATCATGGCTCGTAAACCGACACAAACCCAAATTATAGAAGCTTACCTGTCTCTGTTTGAGCCGGAAGTTTCCAATGCATTTCTATTCGCAATCCAAGATGTTGTTGATAACACTCTGATTGGTCGGCTGATTCGTAATATTTCAGATGGACGCATTCAAGATGCTTTTCACACTCTTGGTTTTACACCTGCTGCGATGCGCCCGTTGACTGCATCCATTGAGCGCACGTTTGAGCAAGGTGGTAAAATGAAAGGCGATACCTTCCCTAAATACATAAATACGTCCGATGGTCGGGCAGTATTCCGCTTTGATGTACGCAACAGTCGCGCTGAGGTGTGGTTGAGGGACAAATCGGCATCTCTTGTATCCAATCTAACCGAGGAAGCGCGTTTGAACACACAAGCGGTGATTCAGCGCGGTATGATTGATGGTAGGAACCCTAGAAGTATAGCCTTGGATTTGGTTGGTCGAATAGATCCACTGACAGGTCATAGAACTGGTGGTGTGATTGGATTGAATCAACGACAAGAGGGTTGGGTTGCAAATGTCAGGCGTGACCTTGAGAACCTTGATGATAGATATTTCACTAGAACGCTTAGAGACAAGCGGTTTGATAGTGTTGTTCGACGTGCGATCGAGAGTGGTAAACCTTTACGTGCTTCCGATGTTGAACGGTTAGTGGGTAGTTATAAAACCAAGGCATTAAAATACCGAGCAGAAACCGTTGCTCGAACAGAAGTTGGTCAAGCAATGAATAGGTCCAGTTGGGAAGCTGTGTCGCAAGCGGTGGAATTAGGAGCCGCCCGATTACAAGATGTCACTAAAATATGGCGAACATCGGGACGGTCAAACCGTAGAGATACCCACCGTAAGATGGAAGGTCAAAAACGTGGATTGAACGAAGCCTTTGAATCACCGTCTGGCGCAAAACTAATGCATCCTTTGGACATATCATTAAATGCTCCCGTAGAAGAAATAGCCAATTGTGTTTGTATGTTTGAAACTGTGATTGATTTCTTGGCTCAAGTGGAATAGTTATGTCACATGACCAAATCTTTTACAGCACAGGTTGATGACTTTATTGCCAAGAGCAAGAAGAACACACTGATTCTAATTCAGCAAAGTGTTCAAGATGTTGTAAATGATGCACAAACACCTGTTAAACAAGGTGGTCGGATGCGGATTAAAACTGGATTTCTACGGTGGTCCGGTCAAGGTTCATTAAATGGTATGCCAACTGGCCCTAGTCGCGGTGAATTAAAAGAAGATAATTCATATCAATATGAAGCGTCACTGACATCGCTTAAAATCAATGAAATGACAATTGGTTCAACTTTTCACTTTGGTTGGACGGCAAACTATGCCAAGTATCGTGAATTACATGATGGGTTTTTGGAAACATCGTTGCAGAACTGGTCGCAAATTGTTGCCAAAAACACCGAAGAAATTCGCAAGAGAAGTAAATTATGATAGAGCGTCAAATTTTACAAATCATACAAGGTGAGATAATTCTTGCTGTTGCAGCGTCCTCTACGCCTACATTACCCATTTCGTTTGTTGGAGTAGATAATTCGGATATTCCACCCAATGACCAGAAATATCTTGAGATTGTTCACATTCCTAATAACCCGCCAGATAAATATTACGGTGGAAAACAGGTGTATCAGGGAATTTTCCGACTCGTTTTACATTGGCCTAAAAATGGTTCCGGTGCATATACTCCAATGGACGCGCTTGCTTCGATCAGTGATTATTTCGTAAAAAATACATTATATGGAACATCCCGCGTCCAAATATATGAAGCACCTAAATTCACAGGGGCTATTGCGTTAGATTCGGAAATGCTATATCCATCCACAATACGTTATCGTTGTTTCTTTTGAAAGGGTTCTTATCATGCGTAATACTTATCTAAATACTGTTGCACCGTTAGCGTTGATGCTCGCAGTGCTTCCTGTCGCTCACGCGAACACAAATGCAGGGGCAATGATTTATATTTGTGCAACTGCACAACCTGCTGATCTTAATTTAGTAGCATATGAAGCTTTAACTTGGGTTCTAATTTCTAATGTTGGTAATCACGGTGAAACTGGTTCAAATACCAACATTCTGACATACGACAGTTGGGACACCGCAGTAATTCAGAAAGCCAAAGGTATGACCGATGCTGGTTCACCTGAAATTGAGGTTGCTCGTATTGTGACTGATGCTGGTCAAATTCTCATGCGTACAGCAGGAGCCGTTGGTAATAGCGCAAGTTATGCTTTCAAAATGGAACGTAACGATTCGCCCGAAGTAGGTGGTTCAAATACAATCCTATATAATCGCGGTCTTGTGACCGGACCCGTTCGCGCACATGGTCGAAATGAAGATTTTGATTTGGAAACATATACGCTCGGTCTAGTTCAAGCGGAAGTCGTTGATGACGCTGCTGCTGCACCGTAACTCTCTTGGGTGGGCGTCAAACCCACCCAATCACCCATAAAGAAAGCGACCAAAATGACCGATATTGCTAAAATTAAACTTATTGAACAGACTGTTGAAATGCATTACCCTGACACGGGTGAATTATTAGGCGTCCGAATTACACTTGTTTCAATTGATGATAAACGAACGAAAGCATTAAAACGCGCTTTTATGAATCGCCGTCAGCATCTTGAGGTTCGCGGTAAATATATGAAAGCAGAGGAACTCGAAGAAAATCAAAGAACTCTTATTTTTACATGCATGACAGGATGGGAATGGTATCCACTTAAAAAAGGTGAAGATACTACGTTTGAAGGATCTATACCAGAGTTCAATAGGAAAAATGTTGACGCTGTGTTTGATAAACTTCCTTGGATTGAAGAAGAAATTGATGAAGCACTTGGAGAAACCAAGTCTTTTTTCGGGGAATCCAAAGCGACTTAGTTGAAGCAATTAAAAATTACGTTCGCTACGATATACCTAATGAAAAAGGGCAAACTCGACGCGAACGTAATAAAAGCTTTGGGCAAGAACATCTAACCCCACCTGTAATCGTTATTGAAGGTTTCGCAAGAGACATTTGGGATTGGTATTTTGATATATCCAATACCTTGCAGCGTGTTAAGAACGATATATGTGAGCCAATACCGCCGACAGAAATGAAAGCTTGGTTGGAACTCACCGGAACAATCATGCATATGCGAGAATATGAAATTCTTAGAGCAATGGATCAATCGTATTGTTCTGAATGCAATAAAGAACTTCGGGACTATCATGAGCGTATGAAAGGTGATAGCAATAAGTGAATCGTATAACAAAAGGTTGTTAAAGTGACAGATATTGCTGAAATTGGCTTCAAGGCCGACACGTCCGACCTTTCAGACGCTAAAATCAAACTTGATAAACTAGCACCTTCTGCTGCTAAGGTTGAGGGTAATGTAGACCGTTTGAATAATACAATGGAGCGCCTAATCACTACAATGGAACGTAGTGTTGGTCGAGCAGCCAAAGGCAAGACAGCAAATGACAATTTATCCAAATCATACACAGGATTAGGTACAACGATGGAGCGTGTAAATCGCGTTACAGGTGTTTCTAATAAATCGGCCATGTCAGCAGGTGCGGGTTATGAAGCATTAGGTCAAAAACTTGACATGCTGAGAGCAAAGCACAACCCGCTATTTGCTGTCATTCAAAGATATAAAATGAACCTCAGTGAAATCCGCGCTGCAAATGCATCGGGTGCAATTAGCGTCGATGAAATGACCGCAGCTATCAAACGTCAACGTCGAGCCGCACTGACGGCCATCAGTGCAATTAAAGCAAATGGCAATGCCGTAAAAGCTCATGGTATTAAATCAGGTGCAGCCCGTCATAACATTGGCAATCTAGCGGCGCAATTTCAGGACGTTGGTGTTACGGCGGCTATGGGTATGAACCCAATGATGGTCGCATTGCAACAAGGTACGCAAATTAGTGCTATTCTAGGACCGTTGGGTCTCTCAGGCGCGCTCAAAACACTTGCAGCGTCCTTTAGGGCTGTATTCTCTCCTATGTCTCTGTTGGTCATCGTAATGACTGCTCTGGCTGTTGTAGGTGTCCAGATGGTTAAATGGTCAGAGTTGGCAATAGGAACATTGAACGGTCTTGCTAACATACTTCCAACTGTGGCGGTCTACGCTACGGCTGCTGCTGTTGGACTGGCACTAATGTATGCACCAACTATTGTTCGTGGAATGATTGCGATGCCTGGTATGGTTTGGAAAGCTGTCATGGCTTTCAGGGCTTTAGCAATCTCAATCTACGCTACACTGGGGTTGCCTATTTTATTGGTGGCAGGATTTCTTGCTATTGTGGCTGCTGCTAATGTTTTCAGAGATGAACTGACTAATATATTAGGTTTCGATATTGTTGGTGCTGCTAAAAAGGCTGTTAATTTTATAATCGGCGTCTTCGTTGGTGGGTTTAATGCTGTTAAAACGCAATGGAAACAATTACCTGAACTATTTGGAATCCTTGGTCTCATGGCTGCGAATGCAATGCTCAATAGAATTAAAGAAATGGGTAATGGCGTTATCGCTATTTATAATAAAATACGTGTTAAGTTTGGTAAAGAACCAATTAAGATGGAGTTCAACACAACATCAATTTCAAAAACTCTAAAAGAGCAATTGGGTGAAACCGACTTCATGAAAGAAATCGGCAAGGCTCAAGGTGTGGATTATGTCGGTGGTATTGTAGCAGGTATAAAATCCGGTGCAAATAAGGCGGCTGACAAATTGCGTGGTATCGCCAAAGGCATTGCGGCGGGTAAAAAAGATTCGGACGGTAAGACCGATGCTGAGAAATTTGCGGATATAAAAACAGGTGCAGGTAATAAAATTCGGTCTATTCAAGCTGAAATCAGAGGGCTGAACCTCACGTCCGAAGCTGCTAGACAGCTTAAAAATGAAACAACTCTGTTGAATCAAGCACGTCAAAAAGGTTTAAAATTAACCAAGGCTCAAAAAGGTGAACTGACTGAATTAGCGACTAAAATGTCAGCATTACAAGAGAACCTTAAGAATGAACAAGCGTTTAAAACATTCAATGAAGACCTGATTGCGTCTACGAGAGCGTTGAGTGCTGAAAGATATGCGATTGGTCTTGTTGGTATTGAATTAGACATTATGAGAGGTAAAACCGAATTATTGGCTAAAATCAAGAAACAAGACATTAAATTGACAGAAGGGCAAGTGAAAGTGTTGGATATGTTACTCGCTAAACAAGCCAAACAGACCGCCACCAACAAGGCATTGAAATCTTTCATCGAGCAAAGAAATGCAATGCGTGAATCAATTTTAACCATTGGAACAGAAATAGAAGCATTAGGTAAAACAAAAGAAGCGGCTGCTGCGTTGCGATTTGAACGTAAACTGCTGAACGATGAAATGTTCAGGGGCATCGCGTACAGCCCTGCACAAACAGAAGCATTGAAGAAAGAAGCTGCTGCGTTGTTCAAATTGGGAGAATCTTACGATAAATTAAAAGAAAAGACCGAGTTTGCCAGATCAACAACTAAGAAATTCTTTCAAGACCTTCAAAGTGGAATTGCTCAAGGTCAGAGTCTTATTAAAACATTCGCAGATTCAGTGGTGAGTGCTTTAAATAGAATCATCGACAAGTTGCTAGATAAAGCATTTGATAAATTGCTAGATGGTTTTTTATCTGGTGACACTGGTAAAAGTAGCGGCGGCGGGTTTTTTGGTAAGTTGCTCGGTAACATAGGAAAAGTTGCTGGCGGTAAGAAATTCGCTAAAGGTGGAACGTTCACCAATGGTATTGTAAACAGTCCTACGCTGTTCAAATTTGCTAAGGGAACAGGTTTGATGGGGGAAGCAGGACCAGAAGCTATTGTACCGCTCAAACGTGGTTCTGACGGTTCGCTAGGCGTCCAAATGTTCGGCGGTGGCGGCAAAGGTGGTCAACAAATCAATGCACCTATTAACATCAATCAGACGTTCACGCTCGAAGGTGCTATTAGTTCTAATGACGTACTCGCCTTAACTAAAGAAGCAGCCAATCAGAGCAAAGAAGAAGTAAAACGTTCATTGACTGTTTGGCTTGCTGAACAGCAAATTGACGGAGCAGTTGTGTAATGGCATTAACTATTTTTGATTTCCCTGAATTAGATGTGAGTGGGCAAGTTTTCTATGTTCCAGGTGCGGCGAATGACGGTGGTATTACCGTTGGTGGTACTCGAATCTTATCGCCGGAACCTGGTGGTTTTGCAATGCTTGAAATAGAATTATCACTACAAACAAATCAGTTCGCAGACCCAACCGTGAGTTGGTTGATGTCCAAAACCAACGGTGAGGTTTTCAAGATAAAACTCAAGAAGACTCCACAACTTTTGTCAGGTAAATCTATCGGACAACCTAATGCACTCTATGACGGTATGGTGTGGGATAACAATCAACCTTGGGACGGTGGTGTTCCTTGGTATTTTGAAGTTAGTGAAATGACTGTAAGTGGTAATCATTTAAGAAGTTCTAATACTTTTGATATTGATGTTGGTGATGATAATGCATATTTAAAAATAGGTCATGTTATTGGTTTAAACAATCGCTGTCATGAAATTGACCAAATCAGTTATAGCGGTAACATTGCTACGGTTGTTGTGAAACCACCACTTAGAGCCGATTTGGTTAATGGAGAAACTATTGTTTTAGAACCTTATTTCTTAGGATATATTGCAAACGGAAGTGAGTTCAAGCAGATGTATAAAGCTGCGAATAACGGTCACATTGCACCACCTAGAATCGTATTCAAAGAAGCGATTGTATAATGACTGATTTCAACACCGTCCTCGAAGAAACATTAGGTCAAGAAGATGCTTTTGGAGATATTCGTGTTGTTGTGCGTAACCTTTGGTTTTATGACTTCCTTGATGCACCTGCACGTCTTTGGGATGGTAAAGGTTTGTTATTTACCGATGACGGCAATGAATGGATGGGAACCATAAATGCCGAGGAAATCAATGCACATGTTACACCTTCCATTCAGGATGGTCGAGATGGTTCCAGCGCATCATATACTATGTCACTGGTTGGTCTTGACCCCGCAACGTATGATGCTTTGAAAGCTGATAAAGACAAAGCGAGAGGGCGGAAAATAACAGTATATTTGGCTATTTTCAAAGAAGGTGAAGCATTGCGTCCGGACACACCAATTAGTTTCTTCAAGGAAATGATAATACTGGATGTTAAATTCTCTGAATCTGCAAGCATTGATTCGAGTGGTGTATTGGTAAATCAATATAAAGCAAGCGTGACAGCAAAAGATAATAATTTCGGTCGAGCGAATAGACCAAATGGTAGTTATGCAGATGCAATTCAGAAAGAACGTGCTCGTCAATTGGGTGTAGCTTTGGACAAGGGTTCTGAACACCTGTCCGGTTTAGCCAATCGAACATTTGTGATACCATAATGGATGTTGTCGATAAAACATTAAACCACTGGCGTTCCACACCGTTCAAATATGGTACAGAAGATTGTTTGTTGAGCATTGCAGACCATGCTGTTAGATGTGGTTATGAGGACATGGGTGTTAAGTTTCGAGGGTTTTATGTGACAGAACTCGAAGCTTTGAAATTGGTTGAAGATAATGATGGTTTTGAATCGTTGATTGATTCCATTGAATTGAAAGAAACCGAAACACCTAAAAGGGGTGATATAGTATTGATTAGAACGGCGTTCGGTGTAGTGAGTGGTATTCATACAGGTGAAGGCATCGCTGTTCGCATGTTACATGGTGTCATGGAGATGAATTTGAACATGACCCGAATCGTTAAAGCTTGGAGAGTTTAACATGTTACGACTATCAAAAACATCAAAACTCCCTCGCGTGTTTGAACCTGTTACTACGTTTTTTGCTGCTGCTGCTGCGCTTTTTAGTCAAGCTGCTGCTGCATATGCGGGTCTCAGTGCTTTGGCTCAAATTGCCGTTCTGACTGCGTTACAATTTGCAGGTCAGTTTATAGCGGGACAGTTGAGAGGTAGAGGTACACCCCAAGAACTAGCGCCTGTGAACACTCGCGTAACCGAACCTATGAGGTGGATGCTTGCAGGTGTCATCAGACGTGGTGCGTCTCCTTTGTTTGCTGAGTTTGATTCTTCCGGTTATTTATGGGTGGTTTTGGTACATTGTGATAGTATTATGGATTCGGTGGTGCAGTATTATTTAGATGATATTCCCGTCACATTGGCTGGAAATGGTGATGTGAATACATTGGATTTTCAATTGTCTGAAAAAGGTAATATAATTGATGATACTTATACTGGTACGAAAATTTCATATTACAACATCACAACAACTACTCATTCACACGCAAACCCAACACCACCTGCTATTTCCGCATTGCAAGCAGCATTTCCGACTTTGTGGACTTCTGACCACAAACTTGTAGGTACAACATACAGCGTCCTGAAATGCAAACCTATTGAAATTGAAGAAAGACATAAAGTATATAAATGGCGCGGTACGCTCGGTCTTGGTGAACCTGCGTTATCATTGGCTGCGAAATGGGGGAAAGTTTATGACCCTCGCGATGTTACGCAAACTTTAGGTGATGCAACCACTTATAAATATAGCAGCAATAATGTTCTGATATGGGCTTGGTTCAGGACGCACCCTTTTGGTCGTAATAAATCAACCAATGAAGTTAATTGGGATAAAGTAGCGGAGCAAGCTAATAAATGCGATGAAATAATTGTAGGTATTTCAGGCAGTCAGCCGCGCTACGAGTGTGCAACTGCAATACCGGAAGATAAAGAACGGTCACTTGCCGAACAAGAAATTCTAGCATCTTGTGACGCGATAATGATTTTTGATGATGACGGAAAAGCTTGGGTGAAAGTGGGATATTATGAAACCCCAACACTCACACTGTCTCGTAGTCGTGATATTGTTGCAATGGAAACCATCGATTCCACGAACATTGAAAATCAAAAACAAGGTGTAATTGTCAGATATTTAGACGTTGAATCAGGTTATCAAATCCAACCGTCCGCACCTTGGTATAATCCTGATTTATATGTTGAAGGTGAACGTGCTTCATTTCTAACAGTAGATATACCAACATGCCCAAATCACAACCAAGCAATGCGTCTTGCTAAGATTATAGGGAAACGTTCCCAATCTGGTACAAGAATTGGTCCGACTATCGGGTTGCGTGGTGTGAGAGCGCGGTCTGAACGTTTCGTTAATATAATATATGACAACACAATTTCTGGTGAATATGAGATTGTGTCCACTGTGGAAATTGATTCAACAGGTAGTTATTGTGGGTTTGCAGCCGTCCCTATGGACGATAAACGGTGGATATTAGAAGCAGGTGAGGAAAAAGTTAAACCTGTTGTGAGCGAATCTACGGCAAGCGTTGTGATACCCTCAAACCCTACTATTTCAAGTTTAACGTATGTGAACGGACGGATTGAAATAGTGTCAAGTGCTCAAAGTAATTTAAGTATTACTAATCAATATCAGTATGTCGCAACTGTTGATGTATCAAATGATAAGTGGGTTGATTTATCGTCTAATGTTGATGATGTTAATTTCTTCACCAGTGTTGTATTAGACAACAGTGTTCAATATTCTATCAGACATCGTGCTGTTACTTCGGGTGGTAGTGTTTCGGATTGGGTCGTGCATGGTACGACGATCACTGCCACACCTGCAACTTTTACATTAGGTGGAACACCTATTACAACAGGGACGGTTTCAACCGCTTATACAGGCTTTACCGTTACTACAACAGGTGGTTCATCTCCGTTCACTTTCAGTGATTTATACAATAGACTACCAGATGGTATAGTGATAGACCCATCAACAGGAGTAGTATCGGGAACACCTACCAACGCTGCAACATACTCTAACATCTTAATTAGAGTGCAGGATGGGTTAGGTCGAACTGTCGATTTTGGTACATTTGAAATCGTAATAAGTTAAACAAAGGAAATGAACAATGCCCTCAGCAATTCGCAACGCAGTCTTAGGAAATCCCGAATCGCCAACACACAAACCAAGCCGTCAAGGGGTTGTGGATGCTGTTGAAGCTATTGAAACAGATGTCACTGCTGCTGAAACGTTGCTAATTGAATCACAGAGTTTACGAGACGATATAATTACAGCAGCTAATTTGAGCGTCCCAACTGTGATTGCTGAAACTTATGCACAAGCTGCTGCATTGACTTTAAACGCTAATGACATTGTTTATATATTGGCTGATGAAAATGCATCAGGATATAGAACGGCAAGGGTCAGTAACGGTACAATTCTTGGTTCACCGTATTATCTTGAAATATTCTTGGAAGTAGGTTCACTTGCTGAATTGACAGCAGGTGATGCTATTGTTTCATCCATCAGGGTATCGAATCGCAGTGTATCAAATGATAATGGTGGTGGTATTTTCATATGGACTCCTGGCGATCAATCAACGGGTGTGACTGCTGATCCGCAACAAGGTGTTTATGCTGCTCCCGATAGTGATGTTACTGGTGTGAGTGGTGCGTGGGTTAGACAACTCTCAGGTTTGTATATTTTACCACAGTGGTTTGGTGCTGACACCAATACCGCCGATAACCGTGTTGCTTGTCAAGCGGCATTGGATTGGACGGCTAATAATGATTTATATTACCAGGGTCAGGACATTGCTTTTCCAATTACAACAGTTGTGGCTGTCGATAACCCTGAAAGCACTGGTACTATAAATGTTGGTATTGTATTCTTAGAAGGTAAAACGACGAAAACCAGAGATTTAGCGTTTGATTTTTCTGGTTTACCCACTGGTTCAACAGGTATTGCTTGCTTCGGCGCACAATACGGAACAGCGTATAGCCTTACAATTGACGCCACTGGACCTGATGACAATTTCAAAGTGTCTACTGGCGATTCTGCTATTTTAAGCGATGACGATTGGGTGCTGATTAAATCTGATGGTGCGTGGGATAATAGCAGTGCTTTACAAACAGAATACGCACAAATTGAAAGTCGAGATACAGGAACAGGGATTTGTACGATTCACGGGTTCCTGAAAGGCGTCTACGCTACGTCTGATGCCGCACGGGTTTATATTTGTGACAAAGACACCAAATATATCATGCGCGGTAAAACAAGATTGATTGGCGGCGGCGATGCGTCCCAACATTCATTGTTTCAAGCTGCGAGAGTTATTGACTGCATAGATGAAGGATTTAATTTTCTCAACGGTGGTCGTCGCGGGTTCAAAGGATTGAACATAATAAAATGTGTTGGCGGCAATGACTATGCTGAAAACATAAATGAAGATGGTTGGGGCTACGTCCGAGCATATGTTGGTCAATATTATTGTTCTGTTGGACGAATTGATGCACATAATTGTCGTCATGCCATAACCCAAGGCAGAACGGCTTCTGCTGTTGCACCCGAAGGTTCAGTGGTGAGTAGAGGTCTTAAAGTTGGCATAGTCACAGGTACAAATTATCGTGATGCGGTTTTGGACACTCATACGGGGTGTACTGATTGGTATTATGCCGGAGCCAATGCTACCATGAAATATGGTAATGGTTCTGATGATTTTGCTACGTTTGAAAGTGTTAACGGTTATTGCGGTCCATTAGTATGTGTAAATGGGATGCGATCAACACTGCTTGTACTCAATGAAGGTAATGGTGATTTTGCTGCAACAAATTGGTTAACTATAGCCAGTATTAACGGCTATCAACGTGCTGTAGAAACACAACCAGCAATCACAATTAATAATTTGGATGTGAACAATAATAAGAAATTGCGTATTAGCATTGGTTCACTCAAAGGTGATTATCAAAGACTTGCGTTAATCACACCTACTAATGGTGATGTTGATTTACATATCGGTCATTGCTCTGTGTTAATTGGTGATAATCAGGGATTGGAGACTGTTGCCAGTGGCACTTATCAAGCCAACGTCACCATTGATCGTGCTGACATAAAACATAACAATGTCGGATCGAGCGTTCATGCGATATACGCAAAAGGTTCCAGTTGGGTTCGTATTACATCCGGTAAAATAGAGAACAGTGCCGGATCACCGTTGAGGTGTGCAGATAGCGCACAAATATCACTAGGTTGTGCAGAAGCATTGGAAGTGGTTCCGTTTAGCGGGTTTAAAATAACAGCAGGTACAGCGAACGTTTATCGGGACGATTCAAGCGTAGCGACTTCTTAAATAATAAGTTTCTTAGCTTCGTTCACATAAAACGCATAATCAATGTTTGCAAAGTCGAAAGTCTTTGCATCATTGCATTCCGCGCATTTCCAACCCGCTTGCATGTTCATGCGCCGTATTGTGTATTTTGATTTGTTTTTAGTGTGAATACGCACGTCCCAACTTCCAATAGGAATATCGGCGTTCACCGATGCCCACAATGAATCAGGAACCTTACTTGCACGTTTAAACGCTCCAACCTGATAATCTTTAGCGGGTGGACTGACCTTGATTAATTCTTGCCCGTTCGTCGCTACATAATATCTACTGGTAGACTGTATCTGCTGGTCTCCTAGCATGAGTTTGGACGCACGGTTGACCTTTGCCCGTAACATGAAGTCAAACGGGTCTGTATGCGCCCTGATGAACGTCTCAGGGTCAACATCGTCTATCATAGCCGCTAATGCTGCTCGCTGTGAAATGATGTTACCAAGGTCTTTATGCCACGCAGGGGGTGAGTTGTTAGAAATGGAGTCTGCATAGTCGAGCGGGTCGGGGAACCAGTACGCACCTTTTTGTTTCAACTTAGGTTTCTGATTAGATCCGGCCGGAACTTTATATTCGGCAATATAGTTGTTCACATCCCTTATAAATACGCGGCTATAGTCCACACTTTCCAACACCAAACAAGTGAACGCTTCCCAATCTTTACAAATTTGAGCGGCTTGTGGTTCATGGTCTATATGTATTCTGTATGTCAAGCCGTCCGTATTAATTTGCACCATCTGAATAGTCGGGACGAGAGCCAAACGCTCTGCTAACATACAAAGCATCAACTGTCCGTTGATGGTGATGGTCATGGTGAATTGTGGGTCGTAAAACACGCTATATTTGTTGTTGCTGTTACCGTATGTACCGTTGGCTGCAAGTTTTAGAGCGGCGTTCTCAATCGTCCCTTTCTTGTGCTTCCCGCGTTCCAACGGTATCTTTTCATACTCATGTACAAACGCTTCACCAAGATGCGCCGGATATAGCTTGTTGACGATAGCTATGGACGGGTACAGACTTGCCACGTCAATGTCTCTTATCAACCATTCGTCGTCAGACATGATGCGTTGTGCGCTGATTGAACCATGAATACCACCTGTCCCAAAGTGAAACTCTAATCCGCCTACATTAGCTTTTAGATTGCTAAAAACACCTTTGGTTTTGATAGTTGCTTCGGGGTCTGTAAGGTCATCAGGAACCAGAACTTGCGCTTTCATATATTCCAATACACGCTGAAATTCGGGATTATCGAACGATATGTAAGGGAAGATGATTTCAGCAAGGTCGATGCGCCAACGCGGTGTCTGTCGGGGTTGTTTCCGTCCAGATGATTTGTCATAGCAGACATGTTCGCCCAACCTATGTTCAAGGATTTTGGAACCAATCTTTGTGTCGTTATAATTGAGAACTTCTATACCGTATTCATCAATCAGACCAATGCGGAAATTGATAGCTTTGAGCGTGTGGAATGTAAATGCTTTGGTTTCTTTAACGTCATGCTTATTGTACGGTATTAGTTCACCATCAATTTGCTCGGCTGTATAATTTATACCGAAACCAAGAGATGATTCGACCACAGTCTCCGAACGCATATTGATTTGGAGTGCTTTCAAACTAGTGGTTTTTGCTCGGTTATCGAAGTGATGTATTTTGAATAAATCTATTTGTGGAGCGAAACGATCGGACGGCCAAATCATATGACTAAATCTGTCGTTACCTGTGATTATAGATTGGGCTTTTTGATATATCTGGTCGATTGTACATTGCGGGTGCATCATAATAAAATGAATGACCGGATAATCGAAGCCAAGGTTGTTAAACCCTATCATCGGCGCCTGCGTCAGACGTAAATGATTGAACCATTGAAGCATTTGAATACGGTCGTCCCGAAACCAACTTATTTCCCACGTCGATTCAAAGTCACCATAAAGGGACTGAGCATTTAATGTGAATACATTTGGAAGGGTTTCAATATCATAGACAACAGCGTGATCGAGCGTGAATGTCATTATCTATGTGCGGCTACAGTTTGAATGATGTGGGGCAACACATCCGAACTTTAGTATAATTATGTTCACAATACGGTGAATGGAAACCAGGTGCGAAGTTCCGACACTTTTTAGATTTACATTTTTCAGGAACGTAATCTACGTCGATGGGTGCAGTCACACACCGTTCCTTAGCCAATTCAGCATATCCGGCGATGTCGTGCCAACTATCGACGTGGTTGGAATTACCGTTTAGCAATCGTGCGATTTTATACTGAATCATTCGCATTGATTGTTTTTTATAAGCGCAAAGCTTTGACCAACCAGGTGTGTTTTCCATAGCTATAATCAATTGTTCGGCTATTTCAGATTGGTCGCCGTAATCACCATAAGATGAATTGCGGTCTTTGATTGTCTCTTTAACATTCTTCATGGTCCAACCTGTCTATAAGCGTTTTCAGTATAATGAGCGTAGAATCTATTGTTATGCGTTAAACTTGTCATCAACATCTCAACCAAGATTGTTTCCCGTGACCCGTCCGCATTCATGAGAATGGCTTCAACACCTGCTATGTCAGGTGTATCGGGAGTTGATTCACACCCGTTTATGGCGTCCTCATATAATTCTACAAGAGCATCTTGTTCGGCACGTTCAGCCGCTTCAATCTTACGGTTTTTAATGATTGTACGTAGTATTTTAGTGTCAAATCCAAATGTTTTGGACTCTGCATACACTTCACGAATATCGGCAAGAAGTTCATCTTTTTCAGCGTTCAAGCGTTCGATGCGAGCAATATATTGTTTAAGCTTTTCACGGGTCGCTTGACCCATGCTCTCAGAGCGTTGTTCGTCGGTTATCATATCAATTTACCTCAATACGGGAGACAATCCCCTAAAATACTATCATATTCGACAGCGCCATATTTGCGGCACATTTCACCATGAAACGCGCCGCAATCGGGGCAACTATCGCGGGGGCATTGCTCCTGGTATCGGTGCAGCAACAGGTGCTACGGGAGCCAACGGTGCAGCAACAGGTGCTACGGGAGCCAACGGTGCAGCAACAGGTGCTACGGGAGCCAACGGTGCAGGTTGTTGTGGAACAAAGTTCTGCGCTGGTGCGGGCATTGCTACTTGACCAGGAACCGGAGCCAATGGAGCCGCAGCAGGTTGAACCGGAGCCAATGGAGCCGCAGCAGGTTGAACCGGAGCCAATGGAGCCGCAGCAGGTTGAGGTATTGGCATCCCTGGTGCTTGTGTTGATGCCAACGGTGTAGCACTTGCACCTTGTGGTAATGCAGCAGCTTGACCGCCGAACATACCTTGAGCGTCCGGTCCATTGTGAATTTCTTCACCATATCCGAGGAACTCAACACCTTGAGGATTTACATAAATACCAGGTGTATGTGTTGGGTTGGTCGGTACGTTAACTTTCATACTCAACGAAACCCGTACATAATCACCTGTCTTAATTTGCTCGGCAGGCCACTGATCGTACTGACCGGATTGTGGGTTTAGTTTGAAAATTGGTGGTGCGAATGATTCGGTAGCGACCGTCAAAATCATACAACCTGCATGACCTTCACGATTCGAGAACGGCACACCTTTATGGTCAACCCCATCACCGTCCTTATACTTGAACGAAAAGTTTGGTGGCGTTCCTTGTGGGAAACCTGTTGCGATTTCCTCAGCCATAGCGGGCCATACGTGTGCTTGAAATTCCTCTTTAGGAATAGCCAGACCGAACACCCATTGCTGAACAGGTTGACCGTCTTTTAAAACTGGTTGACCTGTCTTACTGTCCGTTTTTGCTCTCGCTTTACCTGGATTTCCCCAAACGATGCGACCTGGTGGTGATAAGATTTCTTTAGACATATTATGTTCCTTTCTTGAACAGTTTTGACGCTTTTTCGTCAGATGTGATTCGGATAAGTTTTAATCCGGTTGATGGTTCGTGGCTAAATGATTTAACAGTTGCTTCGTCAACACCCGCTTTGATTGCTTGCTTCGGCGTTAATATTTTAGGTTTGGACAGTGTTTTCCCTGTCATCACTTTGAGAAAATCTATGTTGACTCCATCGTTCCATTTGAGATTGCCGAACTGATGTTCTACTGCATAGCCTGGTGCTGAATTAGCATTCAACCGGATATTGTGTTTGGTTAAATCTTCAATAGCACCGAGACGGTTTTTAATACGTGCAGCGGCCGCTTTTAGATTGTCCAATTCGAGCGACAATTCAACACCACTAACCGTATCGTCATGTGCTATATCAGCAATATCGACGGCGTTCAGCGCTGCTTTTCGTGCAGCAGGACAAGCCGCAAGTGCTTTGCATTTATAACAATTTGGTCCGGTCATTAAATTATCAGTCGGGTTTGACAATTGTGCAAATATCTGAGCACATAAAACCATAAGCTGATCGTAACTTATAACCCAACGACGAACCTTACTGTCTCTATGAAACGGTCGCGGCTGATAAATTGTCATGATTATAGACGTTGGTTTAAGTGATGGATTACTCAAACACCAAGCAACAGCATGAGAAACTAGCGTCCAATTGTGAATAGGTTCGACAATTCCCCAACCGTATTTAAGGTCGCCAATGTGCAAAATTCCCGTGGTGTCGTGCCAATCCAAATGGTCAGAACGACCATTCACTTGAAATCCTTCACCGTGATAATTACATTCAACTTCCATTGCGCTCGTAGGTGATTTTTCAGGTAATGCGTTCAAATACAGTTCAACATGTTCAGCCATGTCAGCAGTCATATACACACCGTTTGGTGCTTTTTGGTCTACCAATTCTTCGAGAGTGCTCTCGCCATTGAAAGCTGTTTCAGCCATATAATGCGCTGCATCACCTTCATCGCGTTGTAGCTTTCTTTTCGGATCAGGTTCGATGGGCGGCAAAGCACCGCCCACCAACCTAGACCCTGGACACGCCATAAGACGCGGTAGATTTGTTGCGGTCGTTATCAACATATCTATGCCCAAGTGTTGTCGCGTTGCATTAACTGAATAGCGTAATCAATCATCGCCGGATTTGCGGCGATGTCGGTAATTGCGCTCAATGACGTATTAAAAGCCGTCCCGATTTCATCTTTAATTGTGGTCAGATAAATGGTATTCACTTTGGTAGGGTTGGTCTGCATGTTTTTACCAAGCGTTTGCATGAAACCGTTGAAGTCAACAGACCCCGCCGCCACAGGCTGTGCAGTAACAGGTTCTACTGGCTGCACAATATCCGCTACCGGAGCAGGGGTCGGGGCAACTGTCGGAGCCACAGAAACGACAGGGTCCGTCACTGGTGCGTTTGGGACGACTGTATCACCGTTCGGCATTGGTGGTGTTACTGGAACCACAGGTGCGACAGGTTGTTCAACTACTGGAACCACCGGAGCATCACCCGTTGGCATTGCCGGAGCGACAGAAGCTTTAAGTTCGGCTACGACGGATTCATAAATCACATCATCAACACCACGCTTTTTACGCCATGTATCATCTTTAACACGCGCTTTAGTTTTGGCGTGAATGCGATCATCCCAAGGAATACCGTTTGCATCCAATTCTGCGTCTACGCTGGCAGGTGTCGGCGCGACAACTGGTGTGACCGGAGCGATTGGTTGTTCAACAATAACTGATTCTACGCTGATGGGTGTCTGTTCGACAATTACAGTAGTGTTTACAGGTTCATCTACCGATGGAGCGGTTTTGACTTCTACATCGTAATTTTCGATAATCGACAAAAGTGAAGCCAATGTCGTTGTGCTGGCGGTAATTGTTAATGTGCATTTCATAATTTATTTCCTCGTTTTAAATAATTTGTTCGCTTTCACTATATCAACGCTTGCGTTGTGTCAATAAATAATTTACCAATTTGGAATAAATTTAAAGGACGTACCATGAATTATAAATTAAAGTGTGAAACTTACGCTAGATTATGTAATGTTTTAGATTATATGCCTGAAAACGCAAACGAATGGTTTAACTCTATAAGACTCGAAGGAAATTATGTAATTGCAAGCAATCGGCAAATTTTAATTGTGGAACGCTTAAATTATGTAAATCCATCAGAACCTATCCATATTATAAACAGTGAAGTATTGCGAAAACAATGTCTCGAAGAAGCTAAATTTAACAGTGATTTAACAATCCATGTAAATCCTATGTTGAAATTTGCAAGTGCTAAAACCACATTTGGTTATAATTTCCCTGAAAATGCAACATTATGGAGCGATCAAGAGAACCATATGGACAGATGGGCCGAGACAATACCGACCGCTCACAACACTATGACATATGGCGCGATGTTTTGGGAAGCGACCAATATCGCTAATTTGAGCAAAGCGTCACCGTCCGGTTGCATCGTGTTCGAGCAATATATAGATGAACGGAAACCCATCCTCATTCGAGACATGAACGATGAAAATTGGTTTGCTGTATTCGTTCCAGGTGTTGAGGACGGGTCAGTTCCACCTGCTGAATTGCCCGTTTGGTGGTTGAACCGATGATACCCGTAGTTTGTAGAGTTGGCGGTGACGGTAAAGACGGTACATATGGTGACTGTCTGCGAGCCTGTGTAGCGTCCATATTAGATAAACCGTCTCAGGATGTTCCGCATTTTTATCATGATGGATGTGATGGTGAGGAAGGTATGATCCGACTGAGAGAATATCTCAGTTCCATTGGATATGCTGCCGTATTTAATTCAATACCTAAAGAGCATGATTTTGAGGAAGCTTTGCTAATAAGTGGTCAAGCCATTCCTGATTGTCACTATTTAATGTTTGGTGACGGGCATGTTGTGGTTTGTGCAAATGGTGAAGTGGCACATGACCCTGCATGGGTTAAAACTATTCCGAGACTTAGAACACCGATTGAAGATGATTGGATTATTATGGTGGTGACGTTGAAATGAGAATTAGCGGTAAAGATAGAGAACAGGTGTTTAATCTGGCACGAAAAATGTCTCCACAATTAGGTGATATTTTTCAGAACAGAATGGATATTACACCTGCTGATGTTGATTTGGAATTAACTGTATTAGCTAATCATATGAAAGATGTTATCAACCAATATGATGAATATGTTCAGATTATGAGAGATTTGGGGTTAGTCGAATGATTTACTCAGGTGTTGGCGCACGTAAAACGCCCTTGGAAATTCTCAATATTATGTATGCTTTTGCTTTTGAAGCAAGCCAACAAGGTCATGTTTTAAGAAGCGGTGGTGCAATTGGTGCTGATGATGCTTTTGGAAACGGAGCAAAAGATGGTGGCACATTGCCTGAAATATTCACGGTTCTGAGCGGAGATGCCACACAACAAAAATGGTGGATGGATTATAGCGCAGCACTTCATCCGGCTTGGGATAAATGTGGGCAATATGCACGTCAACTTCATGCACGAAACGTACCTATCGTTCTTGGGTCAACATTGACAGAACATTCTGATTTTGTTGTTTGTTGGTCGCCAAACGCTGCTATAATTGGTGGTACAGGTCAAACAATTCGTATTGCTCATTACAATCATATTGAAGTTTTAAACTTGGCTCGACCTAATGATATTGATAAATTGTGGGGCAAACTGAAATGATATTTCCAAACGGTGAAATAATTAACGGTGATGCACTGCAAGTCATGGCGGAAATGGCCGACGATTCAGTGGATATGGTTTTTACAGACCCGCCTTATAAAACGGTAAGCGGTGGTGTAACGAGCCAAGCGGGTCGTAAATACGGTTGGGACGCTAGTTCACTGCATAAAAATGACGGTAAAATATTCAAACACAACAACATCAAACCGTCCGATTATTTACCTGAATTGAGCCGTGTTCTGAAACCTGGTGGTCACTGTTATATTATGACCAACCGCATCACTTTGAGAGCATTGCTCAACGCGGCGCACGACAATAAGTTTCACCTTACGAATATGTTATTTTGGGGTAAAGGTCGTAAGAATGCGAACCGTTTCTACATGATGGAAACTGAAATGGTCTGTATGTTTTATAACAAACCCGCCATTAAGATAAATGATTGTGGTCAGTCGCAAATCTATTTCTGTCCACCTGTTTACAGTGGTGACAAAACACACCCTACTGAAAAACCTGTTAGATTGGTGCAACATTACATTGAGCAAAGCACAAAGAGTGGTGACATCATATTTGACCCGTTCGCCGGAACCGCTTCTACGGCGCTCGCAGCTATCAGGTCGGGACGCAGATTTAAAGCTGTGGAATTAGACGAAGCGTATTATTTAAAAGCCTGTGGGCGATTATGGAGTGAGACACAAACACCTGACGAACCTACCCAAATTTATAAATCTTCAACTAAAAACGATTGGACATTGAGATGACTGAATTAACATTTAAACAATTTGCGGATATTAATTTATTACGTTGCGAACAAGGGTTTAATCACCCTTTAAGTGCTTGGTCTTTATCTGATTGGGGTGTGGCAATGGCGGGCGAAGCCGGAGAAGTTTGTGATGTCATAAAGAAACTCAATCGCATCAGAGACGGTTTTGAAGTTGCAAACATGGGTAAATCTAAAGAGGATTTAGAAAACCAATTGTGCGACGAAATAGGGGATGTATTGGCGTACCTAGATTTACTTGCACAAAAACATGGTACGTCTTTGGAAGAATGTGTCGTAAATAAATTCAATAAAGTAAGTGATCGGCTCGACTGCAAAATTAAAATATGATAATTCTCAGACCATATCAAGCCGATCTCAAACAAGGTATTTATAACTCTTGGAACGCAGGTCATAAAAACGTCCTGATGGTGCTCCCGACAGGTGGGGGTAAGTGTTTCAAGCGTGGTACGGAAGTTTTGATGCATGACGGCACTGTTAAAACCGTTGAAACAATTACGGTTGGTGAACATGTCATGGGACCAGATGGTAAAACCAGAAAAGTTGTTAATCTCCATTCTGGTATGGATCAAATGTATGAGATTACCCCTGTAAAAGGTGCTTCTTATATCGTAAATTCAGAGCATGTTTTATCTCTTAGGATGACTAATTTAAGAAGCAAACCGAAATATCCTTGTCAAAAATTAGGTGGTTCCATTGTAAACATTCCCGTTAAAGAATATATTAATAAATCTAAAAATTTCAAACATGTTCACAAAGGTTGGCGCAGTGGTGTAAACTTTGAAACACCGCAAGATTTACAATATGATCCGTATTGGCTCGGTTTATGGCTCGGTGATGGAACTGCGCGGAATACAGCAGTAACCACAAAGGACGCTCCTATTGTGGAATATTTAATCGAATATGCTGAAAAGGTTGGTTTGAAATGCTCCTTTGCAAGAAAGCCAAACAATAAAGCGCAAACAGTTAACATTATTGGAAAACAACCACGTAACAATCCATTGTTGAAGTTTTTAAAATGTGAAAACCTATACCGAAATAAGCACATACCTCACAATTACAAAACAGCATCGGAAAAACAAAGGTTGCAACTTCTTGCAGGTTTAATGGATTCAGACGGTTATTACACTGGTAAAGGTTATGACATTTGTTTGAAATCCGAAAAACTGTTAGATGATTTAATATTTGTTGCTCGGTCGCTTGGGTTCAGCGCATATAAAAGAAAAGTATCCAAAACTTGTGTGAATAACGGAGTCGTAGGAACTTACTTTAGGTGTGTAATATCAGGAAATATAGAAAAAATACCCTGCATTTTAGAACGTAAAAAAGCACGTCCACGCAAACAGAAGAAAAATGTATTGAATGTTGGCATCTCTGTTGAACCTGTTGGTGTTGGTGAATATTTTGGGTTTGAAGTACAGGGTAATGATAGTTTATTCTTGCTTGCTGATTTCACGGTTGTTCACAACTCTGTCGTAATTTCTGACATCGTGCTCGACAAACACATGCTCGGTGCAACGCAGTGTGTCATTGCTCATAGAACCGAACTAGTCAGTCAAATGTCAATGCACATAGCACAACGCGGCATCAAGCACCGGATTATCGCACCAAAGAATGTCATCAACGCGATCAGACAAGACCATCGTCGCGAGTTCGGTCGGAACTTTGTAGATCCTACATCAAATTGTAGTGTCGGCGGTGTCGATACGATTTGGGCAAGACGTGCCGAACTTAAAGATTGGGCTGAACAGATTGATGATTGGACAATTGATGAAGGTCATCACGCCATTGGCGCAGTTATAAGTCAAACGCCTGAAACCGTATGGAATACGACACCTAATAAATGGGGTCGAGTTGCAAACATGTTCAAGAACGCCAACGGTCTCGGCGTGACAGCCACACCACAGAGAGCGGACGGTCAGGGTCTTGGTCGTCACCACGATGGTTTGTATGACGAAATGGTGACAGGTCCGACCATGCGACAACTGATCGAAATGGGTTCACTGTCCGATTATCAAATTGCCATACCTGAAACAGATTTCATAATTGATGATTCGGCGGTGACTGCTACGGGCGATTACAGTCGTCAAAAGATGAAAATGGCGTCCGAGAAATCACACATTGTCGGAAATGTGGTAGACGAATATGTCAAATTGGCATCCGGCAAACGGGCAATATGTTTCGCTACTGATGTTGAAACATCTGGTAAAATTGCTGAACAGTTTAAAGCTGCTGGAATTAATGCGGTTTCCATATCTGCAAAAACACCAGCAGAGACACGAGCACACCACATTCGCCAGTTCAGGGAAGATAAAATCAAAATATTGGTTAATGTGGATCTGTTCGGTGAAGGATTTGACTGCCCCGCCGTTGAAGTTGTCATCATGGCTCGACCTACTGCATCTCTCGGTGTCTATTTGCAGCAATTCGGTCGTGCTCTTAGGCTCATGGAAGGTAAACTATACGGCCTGATTATCGACCATGTGAGCAATTGGAAACGTCACGGATTTCCCGACAAAGCACACATTTGGACGCTTGATAGGCGCGAGAAGCGCGGGAAGCGTGAACCAGACCCCGAAGACATACCTTTAACCGCTTGTCGTGGCTGCTCACGCCCGTATGAGAAGTTTCACGCCGTTTGCCCTTACTGTGGTCACGAACCTGTTCCGATGGGCGCAGCGCGTTCCATAGAGCATGTTGATGGTGATTTGGTACTTATGGACAGGGAAACAATCGCACAAATGATGCAAGCGGCTATCTTGGAAAGCCCTATGTCAGTCGGTCAGAGGATTGCGGCGTCTGGTGTTCCGGTCTACGCCGCTAAGGGTCATGTAAACCGACAGATTGAGAAGCACCAAGCGCAACAACGCTTGACCGTTGCAATCAATCAATGGGCTGGAATACAGCAACATCTCGGACGTGCAGACCAAGAATCGTACAGAAGATTTTATTTGACAGCGCAGGTCGATGTCCTCACTGCTATGACATTATCGCGCGTAGAAATGGAAAAACTAGCAGCAACCGTAGAAGGATGGAATGACAAATGGATGATATAAATGACAAAGACTTTACGAAAGAACCTGTTAGTTTGGGTGAAATACGTGCAGGTAAATCTAATAATTCAGAAGATATTTCTCCGCGTGAAATGCTCATAAATATTTTGCGAATGATAGATAACGGAGAATTGAAACCTGATAAAATGATAGCTGTAATGTCTCTAAAAGATTCGACCGATACACATACATTCACTTCCAACACAAAAACATATGAAGCGAACGGTTTGGCTATGGAAGTCATGAGATGACCAGTGAATCAGTTGTACAACAGCAAGCAATGCTTTATATGGCGCAAATGGGTGGTCACGCTTGGCGCAATAATGTTGGCGCATGTCAAGATATGACCGGACGGCAAATTAGGTACGGTCTGGCTAATGTCAGCGCCCAAGCGAATAAACTCATAAAATCCTCTGATGTCATAGGTATGACACCTGTTCTAATCCAACCGCATCATGTCGGTCAAACGCTCGGCGTATTCACTGCGCTGGAATGTAAACCGTCCAATTGGGTGTGGATTCCTAGCGACAAAAGAGCACCCGCTCAGGCCAAGTTTCATGAAATTGTAAAAAGTGCAGGGGGATTTGCGGGTTTTGTGCTAGGGAACGAATACATACCGAGGATTATAATGTCATGAGTAAGTCAGACGATACAAAATTGAAGATATTAAATGCGGGTCTACGCTGTTGGCCGACCATATCATCTCGATCGGTTGCAGGTGCATGTAACATGACTCACTCGGCTATTTTACATCATTTTCCAGGAACAGGAGCACTTAGAGAATCCGTTGCAAAACATGCAGTTGATACAGGTGATACGCGCGTTATGCGTCTTTTAATTTGTGACGATCATCCCGCTATTCTACACATTGAACCGTTGGAACGTGCTGAGTGGTTTGCTGATATTTAATTACATATCCGCAAATATAGGCGTAATTCTAATCATGTTTGCAAGCCGTGGGTGAGCGCGGTCATTCTTCTTACGTCTTTTACGGGTGCGCGTTTTACGTGCGTATGTTTTACCAACAAATGACTTACCTCTAACGCCGCCAGTTGTCGCACCTGCTGGTGTGGCGCAAAGTAAGAAAAAACCGGACGCATTGACCTGCGGCGTTAATTCCACACCCTCAGCATCATGTGTAGCTTCAACTTCAACCACGGTCACTTCCATAAGCCCTGATTTATTTAGGTTCGACCATACAGATTTACCGTCCTCATTCTTACGCCGCCACTTCTTAAGTTTAGCTTTCGCAGCAGCTTTGTTCGGGAATGATAATAGTCTATCTGTCATTTGCATGGTTTATTCCTTTAGCTTCTTGATGATATTGATGTTGTTCCAAACAACCCAAACGTAGAATGCGTTGAGTACAACGAGTAGCGCCAACAAAAGAATATTATCTGATTGCACTCTCGAAGTGGCGTAAAACAAAGCGCCAATTATACCACCTTTAAGCAATAGCAATGTGGGTAATATCCCGATAGCGTTGAACGCTTTTTTCATTATCAGATTGCCTTCCGCCGCACCCCTTAAACTCAAGGCTTTATACGTCAAGACACCATCAGTGATTTGTAGGATGATTTGGATAATTATTAGTGCTGTGGTCATGATGTTGCTAGTGCGATAAGACTTGCATCGCTTTCCTCTGTCGATAGGAATTGAATACTTTCTATTGTCCCTAAACTTGTAGTAGCACTGCTACCCGCCGAACCTAGAAATAAATCACCGCCCGTCAATGTAATAACAGTTAAGGACGATACAACAGCCGCACCATTTAACGAACTCGTCATACCAGACGGACTAAAGGCGAAAGCGACAATATTATCTTGGTCTTCCGTAACATCCCCATAACTATGTTCTACTGCACCATCATATGCAGTCAACCCATTGGTTGAGGGGTTGGAATACAGGGAGTTTTTACCGCTAGCAGACCGTAGATAGTATGACGTTCTATCAAACCAACCAATTGCGGGTTTGAACTTAAATACGATAGTGCCTGTATTTGCCAAGGCCGTATCATGGAATTTAACTAAATCATAATTACGAGTCGCTGCACTGCCCGTTGTTGGTATGTAGCTTGTGGCTACTGCGCCTGTTTCAAGTTGTGCACCCCAAACTAATATATCAGCAGTTTCATCATTCCCTGCAATACTATCAAGCAGCAAAACTTGAACGGAAGGATTTGTTTCCGCCGAAGGTAAATTTATAGAAAACCTTTGCCATGTGTCAGAAACGACCACATTCTTATCGGTAGTACTCACCCTAATACCTAGATTTGAAACTCCACCATTTGTTGTTTTTAACCATATAGAAAAGGTATAGATTGCGCTAGGGATAGAAGTTAGTTGATATACCCTTGAAAGCGTTCCACCCGTTTTATCTAACTGAAATCTATCTGCCGTAGTTGTCCCGTCAGGTGCAGCCCCATAATTGGCTGTGACAACGGGGGTTGTAGCACCTGAATTATCTTTAACCCAAGTGACATTATCAAACTCTTGTGAGCGTAACAGTGAATTAGTAGCCGCAGACTCAATCAACGCACCTAAATTAGACCGTGCCAACTCATTCGCTGAGAACGGGAATAGTTGACCGTTTGCTGCTGTTGCGAACTTATCCGTTGCGCGTGTAACCGTGACCGCATCATCCTCTGTGACGATATTACCGTTTTCCCAATAACTTCGAGCACGAAAATTGTAGTCGAGTAGAGTTGTTAAACTCCTGCGAGCATTACCAACACCAGTATGTATGTCTATCCCAAGGTTAATCATAGTATTTCTTCACCTATGAGGTTGGTGGCTGTTGTACCAGTGTCAAACACTTTTACCGCCATTACAGCAAACCACTGACCACCAATTACATTTGGATATGTGACAGTTTTACCAGCATGCGTAGTAACTTTAATATCACCACCAACACCAGGGAAAATAGCGCGAACTGGGTTGGGTAAATCATCATCATTACTAGGGGTTATATCTGCTGGTTCAGATGCGGGGTCTCGAAGCGTTTTTGTGCGGGTTAAATATGGATTTGTCATAACATTCCTTTAACATAGGTATAAATATGCACTAACGTTAGTTATATTCATCATGTCTGTCAACACCTTGAGCGATAACATTTAATCATCTGACGTGCGAGAAACCCATATAGATAATAACATCAAAATTCCACCGTAAATCGTCATTGCTGTTGATTGTACATTTGGATAGGTTATTGAAATCAAGGTGCAGATTATAAAGATTGCTGCGATTAAAGGTATTGCTATCACCAGTTTAAGTATAACATTCATTGTAACATTTCTCCAATTTATCTAATTCAGGATGTGTGTGAACCCATTGACCTGTATGCGGTGAGAACTCTTTTACCCACCAATCATCTAATCGACCTGTCCTCACTGATGGGTCGGACTGTAGCGCCAGTGCATCAAATTCGGCGTCAGTCATGGTCAACGGTCGGTCTGTTTCATATGCGAGAGCAGCAAGGCTCAGTCGTATTCTAATACGCCGCTCGGTCTCAACCTTGGAACCCCATCCGAGTCTTTGGAACAGGTCAAACACGGTCAAAATCAGACAATTCATCACCGTATTGCCACGCTTGTAAATAGAGATGTGCTTCCTGTGAATCTGTCATCTCACATGCTTTTTCAATCGCTTCGAGAGGTGTCGGATATTCCCCTGATTGTTTATTTTTATCATGTTGAACGGTTGCTTTGCGATTTCCGTGTTTACCTGCGTAAAATTGGGTCATAACGACAACGCTCTAACGAGGTCTAAAACCTGTTGCCGGATTGCTTTGTCTTTGATACCTGACACAGATGTTAGAAATTTGATACCGTCATGGCTGTCAATAAATTCCTCTATGAGAATACCCGTTGCGTCCGACTTGGCATCTATAGTTTTTAATTTTCCGTCATATTGCAAACCTTCATAGAAGTATTGCACCGGAACTTTTAAAGCTTTGGACATTTCCCACAAACGAGACGCGCTGACACGGTTCATGCCTTTCTCGTATTTTTGTACCTGTTGGAAACTTATACCAAGCATGTCACCAAGCACTTCTTGGCTCATTTTCATGATTTGTCGGCGCATCCGAATGCGTAATCCAACATGAGTATCGACAGGTTTTGGTGTACGTGTTTTGTTTTTGGTCATTGGTTTTTCCTTGTTCAATTAAAGCATCTGCGTATCTGAGGGCTTCTTTGGCAACGCTCTCATTAGACGGGTCACTAAAAGCTATTTTAGAGAGTGGTCCAATCAAACTCGGTAAAACATGTTTAGCAATGCCCAACCGAACCATGTCAAGTGTTTTATCTCGGTGATCCAACATGTGTTGCAATTCTTCGATTTCTTCTGCTTGCAATCGGTGTGATTCAGCGTAATCAGCAACAATCGTCTGCTGCGATTCCCACCGACGAATCATACCGTCCAGTATTAAGTGTGCTTCGTCATATGACATGCTTAAACTTATGACATTTGAAAGAACACAAATTGCTTCAACAGCGGTGAACCCACCGAGTTCATGAGTTTTTTCAAGTGATACACCGTGACAATTGAAACATTGTTTTTCAGCCTGTTCGTCAAACATCTCTTTAGGAATTGATTTGACTGTGACTGTTCTGACCGCGTTGTTGAATTGGACGGGCATGTCTTTTGTGAGTGTGGTGGTCATGATTTATCCTTAGTTTAATATTAAAATAATGCATCCTATCGCACCTATGAACCCAAAAATAAATGCAAGAAATGGTTCGGCTTCCATGCGACTGTTACCCATTAAGATAAATCCTAACATGCACAACACGCAACCAATTATGTTAATTAATATACTAATCATTTGTCAGGCTCCGTGAAGCATTTATGGTCATTTGTTAATCTCTCTCTGTATTTTTTGTTTATTAATGTCATCCGTCGCAGCCATTGCCGTAAGTTGAAACCTTATTAAAGTATCAAAACTATTTGTTACATTGTTTTTCATAAACCATCTCTAACCCCTGTCAAACAATGTGTCAAATGATAAATGTGCAAAAACGTGCAAAATATTTATTGACATAAATAGATTAAACATTGATACCACCTGCATGATAAATATTGAAACAATGACTCTCACACAAATTGCGCTTGCAACCAACATCAAAAAGCGGACGCTTTATAACATGAAGACGGATGGACGGTTTCCGGTGCTTCAAATACCTGGTTCAAAACCACCAAGGTATCGAAAAACCGATATAGATGCATGGATTAAAGGGGAGTATTGAGCATGATTGTCCAAGGTCAAAATATGTTACTCGGTGACTGTTTAGAAGTTATGGTGGGTATTCCCGATGGGTCGGTAGACATGGTTCTATGTGATTTACCATATGGAACAACTCAAAATAAATGGGACGTAATTATCTCGTTTGAACCACTTTGGAAACATTACTGGCGTGTTCTAAAACCTAATGGTGCTGTTGTTTTGACTGCTCAAACACCGTTTGATAAAGTTCTCGGTGCTTCACAAATTAAATACATGAAATATGAATGGATATGGGAGAAACCAAAAGCTACTGGGCATCTCAATAGCAAAAAACAACCCATGAAAGCGCACGAAAACATACTCGTATTCTATCGCAAACAGTGTGTTTATAATCCGCAAATGGTTATAGGTGAACCGTACAAAGCCAGACCAGGCAAATCAAATAACAGAAATTATGGCGAATATAAGTCTAACAGAAACGACAACAAAGGTTTACGCTATCCGAGAACCGTACAGCATTTCAACCATGTAAATAAACCCGACCATCCAACACAAAAACCAGCAGATTTGTTTGAATACCTTATCAAAACATACACCAACGAAGGTGATATGGTTCTTGATAATTGTTCAGGTTCCGGCACAACTGCTATTGCAGCAATCAATACAAATCGTCGGTCAATTTGTATAGAGAAAGACGCGGGTTATTATTATAGTGCGTTAGGTCGTGTGGGCGCTCACAAATAATGCAAGACTATAATCAATCATATGCTTTTATAGCTGCGCTCGTTGGTCCACCTGAAACAAGTGTGGTCGATTTTAGGGCTATTCACGGTGTCAGAAAAGACATTCCGGCTATACCGTTTCGCGGTCTACTCGCTGATGTTTGGCCGTCCATAGTCCAATATCAGGAACAAGGTTACGGCATGTTTGTTAACGCAAATATGATCGGTGACAAAATAGACGACAGAGGTAGACCGATTTACCGCCTTGAAAATGTCTCTGGTATTCGCGCACAATATATCGACTTGGACAATCTCTCAGCTTTGCAGAATTATCACCGCGCAACCGAGTGGCAACCTGCACCGAGTTTTGCAGTACAGACCAGCCCTAACAAATTTCACGTTTATTGGTCTGTCGAACCCTACGCTGGTAATGAATACTTTACATTATTACAGCGTAAATTACGTCAACTGTTCGACGGTGATAAATCCATTGTAGATGCGTCCCGCGTCATGCGCCTTCCAGGTACACTGCATTTAAAAGACCCGACCAATCCGCACATGGTAACGTTTATCCCGCTTGCAGCACACGGTTTCCAATATAACGTCAGCACACTTGAACAAGCATTGGGTGCTGTGAACGTCATAGAAGGTGCAGGGAGCCGTAAACCACTCGGTGAACCAGACCTAGCGGCTCCGTCACTGGAATGGCTCATATACGCTCTACAAGTCACAGATCCGAACAATTTAGAGCACAGCGAGTGGATTGCGCTTATGGCGGCTGTCAAACAAGCGGGGTCTACGCTGGCGACACCTGAATATATGTATGATTTATGGTCGCAGTGGTGCGCTGGATATGAAGACAATGATGTTGCTGAAAACCTGAAACATTGGGAAAGCATACGAGAAACCGAACTTGGTTGGAAATCTATTGTCAGTCGGACGCCCGCACTTAAGGCTCAAATGTTATTCGGTGAACAAAAAGCTAAAGCTGCTGTCACACCATCTGTTCCCGCTATGCCGATGGGTGATGTTGAAGCACCGGAAGGTATTCAATGCAGCCGAGGTGCAGTTACCATAGAGCAACCAGATTTGAGCAAACCGCCTGTGTTGGATTGCAGTGGTGAAATCCTCAGTGACCTTGAACAAAAGGAATGGTTTAAAGGATGCACCTATGTCACCAACCTTGGTAAAATGTTGACCGAAGATGTACGCTTCTTAAATTCATCACAATTTAACGCACAATTCGGCGGTAAGAAATTCATAATCGATTCGGTCGGTAAACTTATCAACGAGCCTTGGCAAGCCGCTACGCGGTCTACGCTGTGGCAGGTTCCCAAGGCCGACCATATAAGATTTATGCCGTCCCAATCTTTCGGTGAGATTATCAAAGATGAACTCGGACGGGAAGGTATCAACACGTATAAACCGCAAATTGTGCGGCGCGTGGAAGGTAGCACTTATCTATTCGACCGTCATTTAGATTTGATAATGCCGGATAAGTCCGACCAAAAAAACTTCTTGGACAACCTTGCTCATAATGTAAAATATCCAGGGTTTAAAATTCCTTGGGCTTGGCTGTTACAATCGGAGCAGGGTGCGGGTAAAGGTGTGTTCAAACGCATTATACGACATTCCATTGGCAGGTCTTATACGCATTTCCCGAACGCTAAAGACTTGGCCGACAGTGGTGCAAAATTCAATGCTTGGATGCGCGGTAAATTGTTCATTCTGGCAGATGAAATCAAAGTCGATGACCGCCGCGATATGATCGAAGTTCTCAAGCCAATGATAACCGAGCAAGAAATTGAGGTTCAGGCCAAGGGTCAAGACCAAGAGGTTGAAGATAATTGGGCGAATTGGGGGTTCTTTTCCAACTTTAAAGACGCCATTCCCACGACCAAAAATGACCGCCGTTTTGCTGTATATTATCTCGAAATACAAACATATGAAGATTTAATACGACTTGGAATGAACGATGCATATTTCAAAGAATTATACGATTGGATGGATGCGGACGGTACGGCTATAATTGCCAACTATCTATGGAATTATCCGATTGAACGCGGTGACATCCCTATGCGAGCACCGCACACGTCGAGCACTGATGAAGCTATCAGGATTAGCCGGACACCAATGGAGCAATTGATATATGATGCTGTTGAAGACGCTATACCAGGGTTCTGCGCCGGATGGGTGAGCAGTTTAGCCGTCCATAGGCGCGTCAAAGAACTCGGAATGAAACGCATATCAAACCGTGCAGTGAGTAATATTTGTGAAAGCCTTGGATATAAACCACTCGGTAGATCCCCGCGTGCATACTTTCAAGAAGGTGCTGAATCAAAGTCAGAGTTGTATCACATCGACCGGACTTCTGATATTAATGCATTCGGTCGTGCTCAGGGATATGAATAGATGAAAGCTTCGGATAAATATAAACATGTTAATCATCATCACGAATTGACAAAAGACCATGAAATTGTAACTTTTGGGAACGGTGAGTTTGTTGCGAATAAAAAAGCTATACCCATTTTAAAGGCTTTAGCAGATTTAGGGTTGCAAACACGAACGCACCATGTCGATGAAAATGGTGGATTTTTCTCTATATTAGTTGGAGACAATGTAAGGTTTGAAATCAGAACGGTTAACGAAGTCGATGCCAAAAGAGATGTTTATAACGGTCAAACGGAAGTTTTAATCATGTGGGACGAGTGAGTTATAAAATTACATGACATCCTTTGATGTCACCGCGATTAAAAGCATCGTTTATAATTTGAGAATCGTCATGAGTGTAAGAGATTAAACAGCTTGGAGCGTTTGCAGCGTCACCTTTGAACCATGAGTAATCAGCATTAATTCGGTTCAAGGTCTTACCTTTTATCCGTTTTCGTACTGCTTCGGTTGGTGTGTTTAATTCCAATTGCGATATTATCCCGTTGAATTTCAGACGCGATTTAAAAAAGAAAATACTATAAGCTTTTGCGAATACCTCAGCGTGAAAACCGATTGTATCAGTGCGAGCAAAAATCAAAGCAATCCCCCCCCCCTGAATGTTCGGACAATATTTTTAACCATGTGAAAGTATTTGGTCCGTATGGTGGATTTAAAAACACACGACCTATCCACGGCGTTTTAAGTCCATCGATTCTCTCGTCGTACATAAGCGGCGCAGTGTTCCAAGGTCTACGTTCAGGTGGTGGCGCACACGGATCTAAGTCAAACACACCGAGAGCGGCTATCAACTCCGGTGGGGTCAACCATTCATTAGTTGTGGACAGTGCACCAGTTTGATTAAAGTCTTTACGTGTCATGCTACTGAGTGTCTCCATTGATGGGGGTTGTGGTGGTCTACGCTGATGGGGTGTCACACACCAGACAGAATATAACAGAGGAATACAGTGATAAAAGCTGCGAGCCAAAATCCACTGTGCAGGTCGTCTTTTAATTTATCGGTCATATCTGAGTGTCTCCATTGATGGGGGTGTATTTATAAAATATTGGTTTTGGTTGAGGTCGGGACATGGCTTTGTTGATTAACCACATGAAGTCAGATGCGCGTATTGTTTGCTTGTGTGAAGGTGTTTCTATTTTAGATATTGTACATAGGTGTATGTGCAATTCTTCACCAAGCCGCTTTTGCGTCCAACCAAGCGTTTTACGAGCATTGCGCACAATCCGCGCTGTATGTTTCTTATCAAGTGTTAACATTACTGAGTGTCTCCATTGATGGGGGTCACAGGTGTAAACGTATAGCCGCGAACTGTTTTGTAGCCTGTCCGACCTTTTAGATGGTGGCATAGTGCGGCAGGTGTCACACCAAGGTCTACACATGCTTGACGCTGCGACTCGTACTCTTTACCCGTCTCGACACACACCACACCTTTACCAAGCCCGCCAGGTTTAGAGTCGGCGTCTACGCTGTTGGGGGTGTTCAGTCGTTTCATGGCTTCTTTAAGCGTTGCGACATGTACCGTCTCGCCGATCTCAGCAAGCAGGTCGATTGAAGCGTTCATACGTTTGTTAAAATCTTCCATTAGTGAGTGTCTCCATTGATGGGGGTTAAAAGCGGTGGAAAGGCTTTCATCAAGTCCTGACGTTGTAATTCTCGTTCAGCAGCATAAGCAGCATAAGCAGCAGAACGAGCAGCAGCATAAGCAGCAGAACGAGCAGCAGAACGAGCAGCAGTAGCAGCATTAGCAGCAGTAGCAGTAGCATAAGCAGCAGCAGCAGCATTAGCAGCAGTAGCAGTAGCATAAGCAGCAGCAGCATTAGCAGCAGTAGCAGTAGCATAAGCAGCAGCAGCAGCATAAGCAGTAGCAGTAGCATAAGCAGTTTGAGGTCTATTGTGTCGTCACCTGCAAGCCATGCTTGAAGGGCTTTAATGCATTCATGTACTCGCTTATCGGACGTGTGTTTACTGGCGCGAATCACGCTTGGCATGATAGCGGCGATCATTGTTCTACGGTCTTTTACGAACCGTAAACACCATAAAGCATCTGAAACATCACAACCTTTTGCCACGTCACCAATCGAAAACGTACTGGTTTCCGGCATGTTGATGCTTTTGAGATGTTTACGCATTGAAGCTATGCCGCTCTTACATGCGTCCGCTTCGATCGCTTGTTTTAATGTTATTTTAGTCATGATTGAGTGTCTCCATTGATGGGGGTTGTTGTGGTGTCCGGTTCTGGCAAGGCTTTATATCGTGCGTCTTGTTCGAGTTGATGGTCTGCACATGAAATGCTATGGCTATGAATACCGTCACATCTATTGCACCAGTAATAGTCTTTAATTCTGCTCATGATTTACTCCTACAAATACAGGTAAAGGCGGTCTTAATGATGCTATTTCTTTGAGTGCGTCTATGTGAACCTTAGCTTTTTGCCTATATTCAACATGTAGGTCATGTAAACAATTCTGATGGTATTTCTCTGCATCTGTTAATTTACTTTCAATTACAGATGGTTTTGATTGTGCACGAATTGCAGCGAGTCTTAGGTTGCAAGACGGGCATAAATCTTTTTCGTCTTGGACGGGTCTGCACTGAATGCAAATAGGGGAATCGGTTTTCATGTGAGTGTCTCCATTGATGGGGGTTGTGGCGGTCTACGCTGGAAGGGGTGTGCGCCTTGGTTTGATGGGGTTAGTCGAATAGGTTTACCACTTTCAGTTGCATAAACTTCGTAATCGTTCTTATTGGTCATTTGTGATCTAATGTAATTAGCAACCAACAACGATTCAAACATTCCGATAAAATCCCCTTCTCGAACATATGATGTGTCATATCCTGCTGTTAAACTCAAGAATTTACCATTCAATTTATTCCGAATTACTATAGTGTGAACTTTCATGTGAGTGTCTCCATTGATGGGGGTTGTGGCGGTCTACGCTGGAAGGGGTGTGCGCCTTGGTTTGATGGTGCTGCACATTTCTCGAACGTGCGGCCTTTTACTGAATTAAAACCTGCATTACGGTTTAAATGATTGCATAATTGCGACTTATTAAGCCCTAACACACGCGCACAATCCGCTTGCGATACAAAAATCTCGCCCGTCTCTATGCATTTTACATGTGTCAACACGCTGCCGTAAAATTGGCCGCGCTGATTGCAAAGTGGTGTCCCTTGCTCTTTGAACAGTTTGTAACGGTGATTTATGCATTCGTTGGCGTCCTCAGATGCGTGTAGGACGGTCACGGTCACTTGTGCGTTGTTCTCGGTCATCTTAACCCATTCCGTGTTGTTACGCGCATCAGGCGCGTTATACACGTCTCTGATCTGGCAAATACCCAGGAACACGACCGCGCCGCCCATTGCGTGAGAATACACACAAAAAGCCGTCTGCATTTGGTCTCTGGTAAGTGTTACTTGCATTGGTGAGTGTCTCCATTGATGGGGGTGGTGGTGTCTACGCTGGCGGGGTTAAAAGCGGTGGAAAGGCTTCAATCAAGTCCTTCCGCTGTAATTCTCGTTCAGCAGCAGTAGCAGCATAAGCAGCAGCAGCACGAGCAGCAGTAGTAGCAGCATAAGCAGCAGCAGCACGAGCAGCAGCAGCATAAGCAGCAGCATCAGCAGCATAAGCAGCAGCAGCAGCATCAGTAGCATAAGCAGCAGCATCAGCAGCATAAGCAGCAGCATCAGCAGCATAAGCAGCAG